CATGATTCGAATCACCCATTTTACCTAAGTCATGATTAATTGCTGAGAATATTAGTTCTTCTTTAGTATATGTAGTCATATCTGCCCCAAATGTAGTCCATAATTCATTTAAAGCTATAGATGCTTGAACAACTCTATTTACATGGTCAACATAACCCCCTGGGAATGCGTTGTGGTATTCTTTTTTATGGGCAGCGGGCATTAATATAATTCTCTCCTCATATTTTTTATAGAAATTTAGTAACTTCTGTTTTCTATCTTTTTTATCTGATATGTGTGTTTCTATATTGTGTAAAAACACTTTCCAATTACTCTGAATTTGTTCTGCTGATAATTTCATAACTTTTATTTTATATTATTTTTTAATTCTTCTTCCATATCTTTTGACATAAAAGCTGCCCATTTATTTTTAGGACAATGTGCTGATAATGATCTTACTTTTAATTTCAAAATACAACCGCAGTCAGCACAACAAGGTTGAGTTCCGGGTACAGCACAATGAGTACCTTTAGTATCAAAAAAATCACAATTAGTGCAAATATTCCATCTAATATTAGCGATTTGCTCAACATCTTCTTTAACAAAAACTTTATTTTTGATTCCTTCATAAATTTTATCAAGATTACCAAATGCGTTAATAAGATTGTTGAGTCTCCCCATTGGGAATTTATCTAATTGGGTTTATTTCTGATGGGTCTAATGGTTGAGATTCTACTATATCTTTTATGTTTTCAAGTAAACCAAGGGATTTTTCAATGTTAACTTTATAAGTTTCAATTGGTTCCTGAGTGTTTACTATTCTTCTAAGATTATTTAGTGTAAACTCTAATGATTCTAATTTTTTGTAAATTAAATTTCTGTTTTTCATGACTTGTTTTTATATAACGTTAATAATGTTTTTCCTACCCCCCTTTATCATCCTTTTTCTCTCTCCCTATCTAACCAACCCGTATTATAAATATACGGGAAAAGGAGGGGGATGGCACGGGATTTTTAAATTTCTTTTACTATTTGTTGAATGTTATGAAGATGTGCACATTTTTCATATTGTTCATGCATTTCAAAATAACTTATTGCGCTTTTTAATGCTTTATTAAACATCATAGGATTAAATTCAATAAGAGCGTTAAAATGATCTTGATTTTCTAAATCTACTTGTTTAATAAATTCCCAAGCTCTATTATAAACAGTATAATCAGCAGCTTCTCTTGTATTTTCTATACTATAAGTAGGTTCTTCTGTTTGAAGAAATTTTTTTAATTTTTCATGAAACACATGGTGGTTTAATACCAATTTTGCAAACATACCTATTTTAGCATAAGGGCTACCTATAAAATCTTCAATAGTAGCTACTTTTTTCTCTTTAGTTTGAACCTCAGGAGTTGAATTAAATAAGTTAAATATTTTATTTTTGTCTATCATCTTTTACCTCCATGATATTTTACAGCATGTCCTTCTGTTATTAACAAATCATTTAATTTTACATCTCCAAAAAATATCTCACCTAAACACCTTCCAAATTTACCTACTCCTTGTGAGTGTAAGATAAAATTATTTTTATGTTTTTTGAAAATATCAACAACAAATTGTTTAGCTGCTAATCCTCTAGCTTTTTCTTCTAAATCTCTAGTACGAGATTCTGGGGTATTAATGCCAACCAATCTTATTCTAACTTTTTTCCAAGTATCAAATCCTAGATCTACTGTTGCATCAACAGTGTCTCCATCAACTACTCTTCCTAATTTGGCATTATATATGTACACAATTGTATTTTATGATAAATATGTGCTACTTATCTAAATCTGCTAATTCTTCTTCGATATCTTTTTTAATTCTAAGAAGAACCTCATATTCTTTTACAACATCTTTTTTATTTGGATTATCTGGGTGATAATTCCATAATTCATCAATTACTGTAGTTGTTGCGATAACATCGTTAATTAATTCAATTCTTAATTTTTCTTTTTCTTTTAATTCCATTTTATTCAAATATTATATTTATTTCTTTTTCAATTTCAATATCTAAGGGGTAAACTGTTTTTATTAATACCTTAGCTGTGTCTCCAACCATTTGATTATCAAAAAATATTTGTTGTCTTGGGTTATAATTATATTTACTAAAAGTACCTACAACATTATTTTCTGAATGAGGATTAAACGAATAACCAGCTATATTTAATGGTGGGAAATTTTGAGCCATATCAGTAATAGTATAAGTTAAATTACCAATTGGGATTGGGTTTTGCCAATCACCACTAGTAAAAAATCCTAATACACTATATAAAGGTACAGTAAATGTTATACTATCAATCCAAACCCAATAATTAGAATCATAAATATTTTCTACTAAAGGTATTCCATTTACAACATAATCAGGATGAAGTTCATCTAATTGACCTTGTATAGTAAAGTAATTATATCCCTGATGTTCAATATGGAAGTATCCATTTTCATCTTGATAAACACCCGGAGATACTAAAGGATCAATTTCAAAAAAAGTATTACAATCCCCATCTAAACAAGGATAAGGGATGAGTTCCTCCTCACTAGTACAACTAGCAAGGAGAAAACTTATTCCTAATATTAATAATACTCTTTTCATTATGCGTTTACATAATTAAGTGCAACATCAAACATTTTACTATTCAAATCCATATCTTGTTTAAAGTTTTTAATCTGTCTAGCTTTTCTATGTTTAGTACCAATTGTATAATCAAAATCACCTTCAATGATTTTTTCTTGGATTACATTAAATACACTCCATAAATCCTCACCTTTATCTTCTGGTCTAACTGGAGTAATAAATTCATCCATATCAATAGTAATTCTTTTAAGCTCATCTTCTGGGAACCTAACTGCTAACATATCTTTAGCAAATTTTACAATTGATTCTTGTTCCATTTTAGTACTAATCATATTATTCATTGATTCTACTGTTAATGGTAATCTTTCTGTCATTTCTTGAATTTGTTTTTGTAATTCATCAAAATCATAACCCATATGTCTGATTGAAACTTTTTCAAATTCATTAGTTGAAATAACTAATCCATTTTCACAAATCATTCTAAATAATCCTGCGGTAAATGTAAATGCATTTTTACCATCATGTGAATTAGTTAATAATATTTGTGGAAAAACAGTATCAATTGGATTTTTCTTTGCGAATGTACCATCAGTTCTTCTATAACCTGTAGGAGATGTAATTGACTCTCTAATATTATTCGGCATTTGGTTAATTACAATATCTGGATTTCTAAATACTACAAGGTGCTTTTGGAAACCTACAGTACTTTTTTGTCTAGCTTTAACTTCTTTAGCATCAATGGCTTTCCAACCTAATAATTTCATATCATCAATCAACTTATATGTTGGGATATGTGAATATTTCTTTGATACTTCAGGAGAAGGCATAGTTGAGAATATACTTGGAGCGATATCTCTTAACTCATCTTTTGTCAATTCTTGACTTTTACTTAAATCTAACATAACTTTTATTTTATTTTTTAATTATTAATATGGGGTAAATATACGAAAGAAAGCCTGGGGAGCCAAGCTTCCTGTGCATTACTTTTAGTAAAATATCCAAAGTGAAAACCAAAATAAATAAAATACTAATGCAACAAATAAAAACCCTGTTATCATATCTATTTTTTGCTCATACTTTTTTAAAAACTTTCTCATAACTTTTATTTTTTTACTAATAAACTTGGTGAAACTGTATACATTCCTCCAACTCTACCATCACCAACATCACTAGCTTGAACTTTAATATTCTTATTATTAATTTTGGTAATTCTAAAATTTTGTTTAGGATCAATTTTCTTATGATCTATACCTACAATATCACCTACTCTAAATGATGATTTAGCATCATATGCAAGTTCTGATTTTCTAATAGAAACTGCATTTTTAATTTTATTAAACTCTTGTAAATCTGAATTTTTGATGAATTCTAACACCTCTTTTAAATTTGACATATAACCTTTATTTTTAATTATTAATATACCGTAAATATACGAAAGATATCCTGGGGAGCCAAATAAGTGCGCGGGGAAAGTAAGAAGTTTTTATGCAACAAATACAGCATATACCGAAACCTTAGAATTTTTTTTAGATATAACTCGTCTTTCTAAAACTTCAGGCTCAATTTTTTTATCTTCTGACCAATATTTTGGATTTGTACTATTTAATTTTCTTTTCTTAGGCATTATATTAAGATATAGTTAATTCTAAATCACCCGTACCTCTTAACATAGAAGAACCTGCTGCTATTGTAGATGAAGGGGCGAATTGGAGAGTTGCTATTGTATTAGGTTGTAAAACAACTGACCACATATAAGAAGAAGTGACTAAAGTTGCATCATCAATTCCACTAAATGCACTAAAAGTACCTATTGCATTTGTAGTTGTACTTCCCGAATAATTACCATTTACATTTTTAACTTGTTCCATTGTAAAGTAAACAGAACCAGTTGAAGAGTTCCCAAAAAGAAATGTTGTTGCTCCAGAAATTTCTTCTGTTGCTACTCCTGCTCCATATAATTGATCCGATGTATAAGTTGCCATAATTGCTGTTTATTATACATATAAAAGAATTTCAAAACGACTCTTTCTCCTCTACAATTCCACATCTATAAATACGTATATATTAACTAATATAAGATGTTTTAAAAAATTACGTGGAATAAACGATATATTTTCGTATATTGTGGTTAGCGGGGTGGAGAAGTGGTTATCTCGTTGGGCTCATAACCCAAAGGTCGGAGGTTCGAATCCTTCTCCCGCAACTAAATATTGATATATGGAATTAATTTATTTTATTAGTGGTATTTTAACAGTAGGTGTTGTTTATGGGGTAATATTATTACGTCATGTAAAGTCTTCACATACGTCGTTACTGGAGTCGAATCAACATTCCACAAATATCTCTTCTATAAGATATGCTGAAATGCAAGAGAAGCTGGAAGATATGACAGGGCATATGCATTCGGTGAAAGAGATTATGAAAAAGGATTCTTATGAAAATTTAACCAAAATTAAGAAGAGGATAGGTGTTATGGGTGATGATATTATAAGTATTCAGAAAACTCTAAATAATGATGTTAGTGCGACGGAGAAGAATTTTAACAAAGCCTTTTCGGAGATACAAACTATAAAAAGTCAATTTAAATCATTGGTTCAAGATCCCAATTTTCTAAATAGATATTAAATATAAGTATATATTTTCCTCGGGTCCAAGAAGTTTTCGAAAGAAAGCAGTTGCCATTTTATGATTTTCTATCATTTGGGCCAAAATGGAAAAAGGCCCCCTTTTGGGGGCCTAATCTTAATGGTCTTCATCTTTTTTCATATGAGCGATAAGACTAGGATAAAGTTTATATAATTCATCCATCAACCACTTGTCTATTAATTTAAGTATTCTAATAATCTGTTTCATAAAATATAAGTATATACAATCGGTGGTGTAAGATCGTGTTCGAGTTATAAATATATCTACACCTTTTCCCTCATATATACACGCTATATGGACACCAACGCGCGTGGTATTATGGGGGTATGTACGCGTACGGTATATGGCATGGCCATAACTATAATATATAATCCAGTATGTAATGATAAGGTAGTAAGTACCGCGGCGGGAAAGTATAAGTAATAAGTATAGCGGTACCCATCATCAACTGAGTAATTACTACCGTCGTAGTCTCCTACCCATACCGCCTATTGCGTCACTTAAATATACGAATATTAGCCTATGTAGCCAAATGTATTAGCAATTATTGCATTAATATTGTTGTATTCACAACGTATTTAATGTATTATTGCGTTATCCTCAATGTTATCTGAATGTTCACGTGTGTTCATTGCGTTGTTCACAAGTATATACTCGTCGAGTCGAAATTGGTTGGCTTGCGCCGCATAAAGGTTAGTACAGCTCCGCTCTCATTCCACATACCACATATATTTTTGGTCACCTACTATATACTAAACTACCAATATCAGTAGCTAAACATATTTGTAGGTCACACTTTATATATAGTTAGATACACGTTGTGATTTTATCTATTTGGCTTTCTAACACGCGCTTTAGCTTGCGTTTTAACACGTTTCTTACGTTGAATACCCAACGTAGGAAGCCATTGCATCAATTGCTCGTATAACGCTTTGTGACTATTGTTACTCATAACTTTTATTATTTATTAAATTTAAAAATCAGCGTCGAATACTATTTCACTATCAGTATCCTCATCTCCGCTATAATATTTTTTGAATAATTTATTATCCTCTTCTATACAATCATCGCATACTATCTTCTTAGATACACTACAAAGTAAATTATCGTATACTAATAATTCAGCTTCGAATTCTGGATCCAAATTAGCCCTACTCCAATCACCATTATCCCCCCATATCTTATTCCTACCAAACATGTCTATCTTCTCCTCCATGAAATCCAATATTGGAGTGTCTGTAACAGCTTGACTAGGTCTACTAGTAGGCTTCCCACACCAAGCACAATGTTTAATCTTCTTCTTGGCCATACATGCATTTTAAGTCTCCATTAATGTCTTCCTCCGTTATATCAAATTCTGATTTAGGTTTAACTACATTTCCCTTATCGTCTACCTCTGGTGCTATATGCATTTCATAAATTATCCACCCCCAAAATAAGGCGAATACCCCTAATACCACTATTGCTTCTGTTGTTACACTCATTTTGTATATACGTATTAAATTATTAGATTATGTTGTCGAGAGCTTTGTTTTGTTATTCTATTATAATTGCGTCTTCTATTTCTTTGCATATCAAAAAATTATTATCTCTTTGTAAGACTTTATTTCCACCACATTCATGTACATATAAACCTAATACTCTTCTATTAACTGTTCCATTGCTATTTAAAAATTGAGTGGCTTTAATTTCACTTAGTATTTCAAAGTTTATTCCTTCATTAAATATTACCTTACTTACATTCATGACTTACTTAATTCGTCTATTTCCTGTTGTAATTTTTGAATTGTTTGCTTAGAATTTTCAACACCAATACTAGTTTTTAATTCTAATATCATGTTTGATATTGATGCTATTTTTTCTAATTTTTCATCTTTGGTCATTGTTTTTTGTTTTTTACCCTTTAACCATTCAAGGGCGTTATTCATAAAGTGATTCATATTAATATGTGTTTAATGAGTTTATAAAATGTATTGTCCATGCTACTAACCCATTTAATTGTAGTACTACTAGATTCCATTGTCTACGAATTGAAACCTGAATTAATACACAAATAAACCCGATTATAAATAGGATAGGTTCAACTGTCCATTGTCCTGCCATTAAAAATCCTGCTCCCATATAACCTATTCTAGTACCTAAACGTTCAATAGGGTTTAATTTTCTATCTCTAACCATTGCTCTTAATATAGGCATCCATTTTGCTTTTAATTTTTTCATTTTATTTCCAAGGTATTATTGTCATTCCAATCTGATTAAGTAAGTATTCCACTATAATAAAGAATATACCACCAACTACTAATTGCCAAACCCACCATTTCCATCCTGTTAATGATAAAGCCCATTTACGAATTGATGATTGCATTGCTTTATTATACAAATATTGTTTTAATCTATTCATATTATGATGTAAAAAAACTTAACAATCCTAGTAGAATAATTATACCTGCTATGCTGACTAAAGCCATAATTGCATGTCCTTCTACTTGCTGTTTTCTTCTTCCTTGTCTATATTTAATATCTTCTTCTGTCATAAAATTTTATTTATTACTTATATGTATTATTACTTCATTATAATATTCTAAAAAATGTTCATTATATAAATCCCAAGTAATATCAATACCATCAACTGAATATGCTTTAACGGTATTAAATCTAGATAAATATAAATCTCTAAATTCTTTAAATAATGTTTTTTCTTTTGGTAATTTAAGATGCCATTCACCTACTATACAACCTACATTATTTAATAAATAGTCAATATTTTCATCTGTGAATATATGATATTCATCTCCTTCAATATCCATCTTTAAAAAATCTATTCTATCAATATTAAACAGTTTAATAAAACTATTAAATGTAGTAGTTTCATAGAAATTCTTTTCATTACCATACTGGGGATCTAATTCTAGATCTGTTATTCCATTACCATTAGTTATAGCTTTGTTAATTTGAGTTACAGGATAACCAATAGTATTTTTAACTAAATATGGAAAATTACCTCTTGAAGGCTCTAAACAAAAAACATGTTTAGGATTTTTACATAAAATAGAATATGTAAATGGACCAACACTTGCTCCTATGTCTACTACTATATCTCCTTCTTTTACTTGAAATACTCTCTCATAATGTTTTTCAGACATTTCTTGTGATACAATTAATTGCATCTTTTTACCCATTATACCCCAATCAAATTTTTCAAAATCCATTTCTATTTTGTTTTCCATAATACTTGTATACAAACTAATATAAAAGCCAAACATAAACTAACTAATGTTTTAGCTGTAATTCCTTGTTTAAATAAATAACTAACTCCTAAAGCATAAATAGATATACCAACACTAAATCCTATAAATCTCGCGGGCCATAATAATCCTTCAAAACCAGCTACTGTATGTCTAGTACCCCAAATATAAAATAATGATATTACTACCCCAAATAGTGCTAGAATAATATCATTTTTAGCAAACCATTCCCATTTAAATTGACCATTAAGTTGAAAAAAAACACAAGCATGACCTAAAATAAACCAAAATACACCTAAAAATAAAGAATCAAATTTCATATTAATACCATCTCCAACTTAAACAAATAAGAAATAAATAAATATTAAATTCATTCCAATCTTCTTCTTCCATTTTATCCATATACTGGAACCCAATAAGAGGTCCGTGTGCTAATCCTATTATTTTAAAATCCATTATTTTAAATTATTTTGTAATTGAACTAAACCATCGATTACTTCATTTAATACTTTAGGTGTAAATGTAATACCTTTTTTAGTAGGTAATCGTTTACCATCTTCCGCATCATAAAATTCTCTTACATCAACATAAGGATGACCTTCATATTCACGTAATTCAATCTGAACGTAATTCGTTTTATTTTTCTTAATTTCTATTATTTTACTCATGTTTACAATTTTTAGTGTGTTTAAACCATCCTCCACATTTACATTTTATGTAATGAACAGTTCCTATTATTAAAGGTGATGATGCAGCTGCTGTCCAAATATTTGGATGCCAATGTTCACCGCAAAGACCTAAAGTATGTTTTATAACTTCTACCATTTTATTAATTTAATTTAATTGGATCATATATTCTACCATCTTCTATTTGTTTATCTAATGGAAATTCTACTAAATTTACCGCTAATTGTTTTGGAACTTTAGAATATGGAATATATGTTTTTATTTCCCTTTTTGTTTTTAATTTACCATTAATTTTTTTAACTATTTCCCCTGCTAATTCTGTAGCAATATGATATCTATGAAAATCTTTATTTCTAGGATATTTGAAGAAATTTATATTATCATAATGTTTGATATCGATAAGTATATTATGTTTATTTAAACCTAAATCCATTCCTGTTTTAAGTAAATTATAAAGTTTCATATAATCATATATTGGCCCTGTAAGACAAATATCTATATCAGTTGTATTTTTAGGATCTATTACATATTTACCTCCTAAATACACATTATAATCCTCTAAGTCTAATTGTTTAAAATCTTCCCACCAACTATTTACTTTACTAATTGGAACAGGTGACATCCAGAGTGTTGTTGTCTCTATAGGACCTATTTTATAATAAAACTTATCAATCATTTAATTATAACATTAAATTTTTATTTTCTAAAAACATCCAAAAACGTTCCAGCCAAAGATTAATTCTAACATCTTCAACTAAATCGTCTCCAGACATACCATTTAATTTTTTACCCGCAACATAGGCTATCCCCATATCACAATAATCTCTTGCCTTATTAGGCTCGTTCAATTTAATAAATTCTTTTGCCTTATCCAAGCAATGGTGTAAAATTTGTTTTTCTGGTCTCATATTATTTATCGTAAATTCCGTATTTTATTTCATTTAATAAATTAACTAACTGTGCCTTGGAAGCTGAAAATTGCCCGCTTTCTAGAGTGTCTAAAATATCATTTAATTTTCTATATAATAACTCTTTATCCATTATTTTTAATTATTTGATTAATATCTTCTCTTGATTGCCATCCAATGACATCCATTTGATCAATCCCTTGTGATTCATCTATAATAGCTACTTCAAAAGATGAAAATTGACTAGGATGAGGATTATCTTTAAAATCAGCTATGGAAGCACCTCCAGGATTACTATACATTCCTGGTCCTGCTACTACAGATAATATTTTACCATTATCTAAAGTTAAATTAGCTGATATACATTTTTTTGAATTACTGTGTTCTTTGAAATATAAATTTTTAAACTCTGCCATATTATCTTGTGTTTTTAACTTCGTTAATCCAATCAAAATCTGGTTCACTATGACTTTCAGCTTCTAACATATACTCAGCAAATTTAACTGCTTTATCTGTGTCGAAACCTTTTTGCATTCCGATATCAAACCAATATTCTAATATTTGTGTATTTCCATGATGACTCATAACCTTTATTTTATATTATTTAATTTTTTCCACATCTCAACTCCATGAAACATTTCACCTTGAGGACCTTTCCTAGGTAAATCTTTTTGAAGACCTAATTCATGTACTCCTTGAAATACATTCATTTCTTTACCTTGCTTCTTTTGCTCTAGCAACCATTTTATTAATTCTGTTCTCATAACCCTTATTTAATGCGTTGACTTAATTATCAACGTGGTAAATATACGAACTTTATCTCAGGTAGCCAAATTTTTACGCGGGTTTCTCAACAAGAGTTATGATTTCTTTTTCAATAAAACCTTGTTTTTTATAATGTTTTAATGTAGAAGGCTTACAGTAAGCCATTAATTTATAATTATTGAAGTGCTCACTTACGTAATTAAATCTAAATTCCCATAACATTTTATAAATTCCCTTACCCCTGTATTCTGGTTTAACGAATGCATCTTCAAATTTGATTACATTATTTGGTAAAAAAGACATATTACACCAACCAACTTCCTTTTTATCACAGATCGCTACCCAACCACAAGAAGAATGTCTTGCGGGATCAGGTGTAGCCGTTGGCAACCTAAAACCAATTATATTAATATCCATGAAATCGGGGAATTATATCTATAAATATATACAGATAAAAAAAGAGCGCTAATGCGCTCTAATTTATTTTAAAATGTGTACCTGCTTACATAAATCTTTTGAAATGTTCTCTTAAGTCTTCGTCCAAATCACCAGCACTAGGGAACATATAACCATAATTAGCATCAAAGAATTCCTCAAAATCTCTTAATCCATCTTTATAGGATTTACCCCAAATCATATCCCAATCTTCATGTGTATTAAAATACTCACCTACTATTTTTTCATCAACCATAGTTTCCTCTGGTTTGTTTGGGTTTCTATAGTAATCCATAAGATAATTAGCTACTGATTCCTCTTCAGCTACTGCTTCATCTATATTAGTAAGATTACTTTTATATTCTGGTTTTTTATTACCTTTTCTGTCTATATTCATTACTTCATCTAATTTTCTATTAGGATCTAAAGCTTTTAATGCTTTTAATATATCACTATCTTTAATAATATTAGCATCTACTAATTTAACAACATGCCATAAATTCATATCTGCTGTTCCCATTTCTGGTAAATCAGATAACTTTTTATCACCAATATAATTGCTAAGTTTAGCAACACTTGTACCAGCTCCTGCTGCTGCAGCAACAGAATCTGTATTTTCATTCATTGGTCCTTTATTCCTACCAAATGCTATCTCTTCTACGGCATTAATGAAATCATCTTTATCAATATGACCTTTGTCAAGCATCATTACCTGATATCTTAGTCTATTAATCATATTGGCTTCGGCTGCGGAGATAATCCTATCATCATCATATTCTTCTTTAATACCAGCTTCTTCTTGAGATGATTCAATTGCTGCTTGTCTAGCTTCATCAAATTCACCTTCTAAACGAATTCCAAAAGGTTTAACTCCATCAAATAATTCCATTGCTAATTCTAAATTAGAACCACCAACACTGAAATCATATTCTTCCATATAATTGTCCTCATCACCTGGGTCAAAACCAAATTTATAATCATAAACAGTAAATCCTTTTTCTTGTTTATTACCACCTCCTATTGCATCTTCTCTAGCTACTACTTCAAATTCTCTATTTACTTTACCATCACCTGAAGTGCCTGATCGTCTAACGATGTAATCACCACCCATATCAATGTCTTCCATTTTATCAGATAATTCTTTAAATGAAATATTTAAAGTACCAATTCGACTTCCACCAACGTATTCGTTAAGGATATCTGTAAGATTATATTTGCTCATATTATTTTTTCTTTCTACGACCTTGTCTTTTCTTACCTTTAACAGCAGCACTTACGTCTCCCATTTGGTTACCTACTTCCTTAGCAGCTTTGACAACGTCTTTTAATTCTTTTTTTACGTTTTTACCTCTACGTTTAACTTCTTTAGCAACTTTTTTCACTTTACCTGCAGCATCTTCAATTTCATCTGGGATCATATCACCATCTCTGTCATTGATTTTACCTCTTTTCCAGATAATATAATACACAACTGCTAATATTGCTATAACTCCGATAATAACTAAAATTGTATTTAACATAATAAATTATTTTTGATTAATATTTTGTTATAAATATATAAAACTTATACTAAATTATATTTTTGTTTATATTTACTAATAAATGAATTACCAACTCCTAATTCTAGGATAATTGCATTTTCAGGTACACCAGGTAGTTTTTTAGCTGTTATAATATAATCAATATTTTTATTAAATACTTTCATTTTTGTTCTAGCATTTGAACGATTAGATGTTTTAAACACCATTATAACAGGTGTTTTACCATAACGCCTTTGATCAATTTCTGGTTTTGTTTGTTTTTCACCCGTAATGAATTTTTGTTCTACTGAGTAGCAACCGTTTGGATTTTTTGATTTATCATACTTCCAAATAGAATTTTCAGTATTTAATATCCATTTATCTAATTTTTCAACTTGTTCACTTGGTCTACCTCTATTTTCCATAATATAATTCTTTTATTCTTTTTACTATAACTAAATTATTACAATTATCACAACACCTACCTGTTTTAGATATTGGATCTGGATTATGACCCCAATTTTTAATTGGAGCTTCACATATTATACATTTAATTCTTGGCATATTATACTTCTCTTTTATCTCCATGAACTACTTTCACAGTTGGAAATCGTAAACTAAGCCTACCCTTATCATTTTTTGTTTCCTCAAAATATTGAACAGTGATTACTTTACCAACAATAGATCCATCCATGTATTGTAATCTTTGCTCTTGAGTCCAACCACTACCAACTTTAACATTATAACCCTTATGTTCAATCCATACTTGGGCTAACATTTCAATTGTTTCTGATCTACCATCTCTAACTACTTCATGTTTATCATTTTCATAACCAACAACAACATACTCAGCATCATGGAATTTTTTTACTTTAACTAAATTTTTACTACGCTTACCTTCATAACCAACATCATTACGTAACATAAATCCTTCCCAACCTTTATCGGCTGATATTTGTCCCCACTTATCAAAATGTCTACCATCTGTAATAACAAATTGTTCTGTATAACGTAATATTTTAGCATCTGTACGTCTTCCACCTTGCCATGCTCTTAATTTAGCTAATCTTTCAGATAATATCTCAGTACCTTTTTGATTATCAAATTCAGGTTTATGAATCATATCAAATATCATGAATATAGGATTTTCAATTTGGTGATCTTTACGTCTTAATTGTTTCATCACACCTTGAAAATCTTCATTACCATTTTCATCCATTAAACAAATTTCACCATCAAATACCTGATTAATAACATTTGTTGCTTCAATAGCTTCTTTTACTTTATTTAATGTAGTTAATTCTTTACCCATCCTTGAATAAAGTGTACATTTACCATTTTCGTCTACAACTGCTAAACATCTAACTCCATCTAATTTTCTTGAAGCATACCAATCTTCGTTTTCCCAATCACATTTACCTTTATACTCTTGAGCTAATGCTACTGAAAATGTTGGTATTAATCCAGGTACTGCTTTATTAATTACTTTATCTCCTGCTCTAATATCTAAATTTTTATCAATAATTTTATATATTAATTCATTATCATCATGTGCATTAGCACAACCATTTACAAGTGATATAGCATCATGTCCTGTAACTACTCTATTAGTTAGATCATCTAATAAATGAAAAACATCTTTATATCCCGAGCTAAACCTAGGATTAAATAATCCACTTCTTTTTTTACATGTTTTACTAGTAACATAATATTGTTTAAATGGGTTATAAGTATATTCTAATATTTTGTGGACAAATGGGCCCGCATTTTTTATTATTTCTACTTTTTCCTTACCACTACTTGTGGCACGCATATCTTCTATAAATTGGTTTAATTTTGTCATATTATTTATTTATTTTTTCTTCTAGTGATTTTATATGTTTACATTTGCCATTAAATGCTCTCCATCTACCTGGGCAGTTACAATAATAATTTTCTGTATCTGGGTAATATGTTGTTTTATATTTTATATCTGGGTTACTGCCACTTACATTTATTTCTACTATTGGATCTGTTCTTTTCATTTTAGGTTTAATCCATTCAATATCATCCATAGTAGTATTTGGGTCTACCTCTTTCCATAATGGCATTAAATATTTTTTACCATTTAGCATAGTTAAACCAGGTGATAAAACTGGATGTTCGTATTTGTATTTAAATCTACGAGCAAATACAGATGGACCAAATCCACTACCTGGTATGCCTAATGCACCTTTAGTGTGTATTATTCTTTTTCTGTAATTACCATGCTTATTTAAACTTGAAAATTCCCAAAGTGCCATAACCTTTATTTTTATTTACCCGTAAATATACGAAAGGAGATTCGGGTAACCAAATCTCCTCGCATTTATCTTAATATAGCTTATTAATAAGTACTCGCTGAAGCCGCTAAAGCAGTGATTGTTTTTAAACCACCAGTGCTTGAGTTAGGATCATCAGTAGCTTGAGCCTCATTATAAGTTAAACTTGGTATACCTTCACCATCTGCATTTTCAATTGCTGCGCCAGTTTGTAATTGTAATGATAATGAACCAGTACCAAATGAAAGTGTATCTCCTGTTAAATCTTCAGGGCCAACTGTCCAATATAAGAAACCAGTACCACCAATTCCTTGTCCACTAGTATCTAAGCTAAATACATCTCCTGCTGCGTAAACAACTGATGATGATTGTTCTGTTGCTACTATCATATTTACATAATCGGTATTACCACCATTTCTTAAACCAGAAGCAGATATATTAACACCTGTTGAAGTAGCTCCACCACCATAAGAAGCTGAGTATGATAATAATATTAATCCATTTGCATTAGATGTATCTGTAAGGCCTGTAGCTGAACCACTGTCAGAATTTGCAAAATCAGCACTACCACTTAATAGTGTAGCAGCTAAATATTCATTATTAGTATCATAAGTTGGAACACCTGGGATATCATGTGAACTAAAGTATAACTCTAATCCACCCTGACCAACACCATCAAATGTAGCTAATGTAAATGGTGTAATTCTTTCTGAGTCGGTTAGATCACCACCACCAGCTTGGTTACTAGCAGCTTGAACTAATACATTTCCACCTATTACTCTAACAGCATCCTCAAATGAAGCCGTTACTGCTAAGAAAGTACCAGAATTAGGACCAACAATTAATGGTGTATTTTGGAAGTGAATTGATTTTATTGAATTAGCTATACCGTGTTGAGCACCTTGTGACCCATCACTAGCTAATGCATTTAATCTATTTACATAGTTCTGATGGTAAGACATTTGGTCTTGAAAATCTAATTGCTCTTGTAAGAATTTTCTTCTTGCTTCTTTTAAAGGAATATCTTTATTTCTATCCTTTTTTATCCAAGAGTACCAATCTCCTGGATCTGGTGTTGTATAAACTATACCCATTTTATTATTGTTAAATTATATTTTATTATAAATATATAAAAAGTTTTTATTATTAAATCCATTTATAAAAAAAGCGCGTTTAATAAAAAACGCGCCATTTCTTATAGCTTAAATTCTAAATATATTAAAATTTAAGACCAAACCCTAATGTAAGATTTGTGGTTGATGCATTAACATCGTACACTACTTTTGGATCGATAAAAATGTTCTTTCTTATTTCAAACATTTTTCCAACACCAACTTGAACCATGTCAAAGTCAAAGTCTTCAACTCCAACATATGCAAAATAATCTTCAACAAAGAAGTATCTTGCGTGTACATCAAATTCCATGTCCTCATCAACTACTTGCGATACATTAAAACCTACTACTAGGTCATCTGTAAATGCGTAGCCGAGACTTGGGCTAATAGCCCATTCAGTCCATGAAACGTTTGCAACGTCACCAGTACCTACATACCAGTCACCCTTTTCCTGTGCATTAGCCGTAAACGTAAACGCAATAGCCAGTAAAATAATCAATTTTCTCATAATAATTGTTTTGGTTAATATTCATTTTAATTGATAACAGCGGTCCGGAATAACCGCATTTTTTTCTTCAGTTGTATTTAAAAGAACAGGTGACGTATATGATACGAAAAGTATCTTAATACTCCACCCTATTTTTGAATTTTTCTTTTCTAGAGTAAGTCTTTTTATTTTTGTGGGGTGAGGGAACTTTTAAGGCATTAAACCATTCTTCTCTAGTTAATATTGTTTTTTGTAATTTAGGCTTCATATTTTTTGATTTTATTTACCGCTTGTAAGTCTATAGTTAAAGCATTACATAAATTTTCTATTTGTCCTGCTTGTATAACAGCTATAAAATCATCATCTGACATATGTCTAAAAAATGTTTCTGTTGTTAGTGTCATTTTATCTTCCTTGTCCTCTATAGGTTTTAACATAGTTTTTACTATTTTTTAATTTACTGGATTTGCTCTTTGCATGTATTCCAGGTCGTTTTGTTCTTTTATTAGATTTATAATTAGATACAAGGATATTAGCCATTTAATTTTTGTTATAAATATAGCTTATACCCTGAAAATCGTTTCATGTAATTAGTTATTTTTACTCCATTTCCATCTTGTCTTACTTTACCGGTTCTAAACCATTTTTTAACACTACCTTGACCTCCTAAATGAGCCGCAGCTAATAACCCAGATTCTGTAACTAAAACACCATGAACTACTTTACCTTCATAATCAATTATATAATTTTGTAATCTTTTTTTATTATATAAAAGAAGTTGTTTCATAGCATATTCTTGTAAATCAGGACTATTTAAAAATGCTTCTTTAGTAACCTTTATTTTTAATGTTTTTAGAGTTGATTTACCAAATTGATATTTTCCCATATAACCATATCTATTTACTACATCATATCTATTACCTGATTCTTGATGGCCTAAAGCATTTAAAAAATCGTCATAACCTTTAACTTTTTTTATTTTTACTACTATAGGATCTACCTTAATAACTGTAATAGGTTCTGGGGTTATTTCTACTACAGCAGGAGTAAATACTCTTATAGTTTTATACGTTAAAGCAGATAATAATGAAAATATTGATAAAAATAATAATAATGTAAGTACTTTTTTCATATTAAAAATTTTTAAGAAAATCACCTTTTATTTGTTTTGATTTTAATTTTTGAAGTTTTTCATCATTAGCTAATGTTTTAGTAGCTAATTTATCTAAATGTTTAGATTTTTGTTTTGAATAGTTATCAACTATTTTTTTATGTTTTTTATTTATCATATTCTAGAAATATATTGGTTTACTTCATCTTCATCTTCTAATCCAAGTTCTTTTAATCTTTGTAAATGATAATCATCTACTTCCCATTCTACTTTATCTGATGTCCCAAAATGTTCCTGATGGGATTCAATTTGTTTAACGTCTTTTTCAGTGAATATATCACCTACCGTTAAAAAATAATGATTATAACAGAGTAACTCTATATTATCGCGACTGTAGTTTGATTTATTATTATCTTTGAAGTGTAACAGTAATGGCATTTTATAATCTAATACCCTACGTTCTTTAAAACCACACATTGAACATTCTTCTGATAAATATCCTTCTTCTATAAGTCTATACTTAATTTTAGCAGGAGAGAAATGGGCTGATGATATTCTACCCTCAATTATATCTAAAAGAGCGGGTTCTTTACCACTACCTTTTAAAAATTTAGGTATTCCTTTACCACTTTGGTTTTTATGTGATTCGAATAAATTATACATTTTAGCATATCTCTTATAATGTTGGTAAGAAACATGTAAATATCTTGAAGCAGCTAAATTAGACTTAGTATTTGCTTGAGCTGCTACTATCATTTCTTTTGATAGTGGCTTTGGCTTGGGCATATTATTTAGTTTTAGGATTTGTTATAGCTTTATTCTCTTCAGCTTCTAATTCTTGGAATTTGACATAATCTTCTTCTTCCATAATAACAGTTTCAGTCCATGTATGGTCTCCAACTCCTCTCATTATGGGTACTCCTTTTTTAGCTCCCACAGTTGAACAGTTTACACAAAAATCATATCCATATTGTGTTAATCTTAATTCAGGCATTGGAGAACCACATTGTGAACAAGGGATCTTTTTCATTTTTAATGAAGTTTTAATAGTCTGTTGCATAAATATATAACCTTTTGAAATTCTGGGTAAATATACGAAAGATATATTAGGAAACCAAATATTTATGCGATTTTCTTATAGAAGGATTGGAAATTTTAATTTTTTCTTTAATTACGTTATTTTTTTTATTAATAATTATAGTAAATCCATCATATTCATATGTTCCTTCATCATATTGATGAATTATATGTTGTAGATTGTAAATAACGCTATTGAAATTATTTTGATTAATATTAGATAAATTAAATTTAACCACTATATCACCCTTAGAATCCAATAAACTTACATAATCTTCTAAATCTTCAGTATTATACATATAAGAATATTCCTCCCAATGTTTATCTGTAAAATTTAATAATTGATTAGCATAAGTGTGTTCATTTTGATTGATAAATTCATTATAAAATGAAATATCATTTATATAATTTACATTAAAAAATGTAGAAATCATTTTAAATGTATTAAAGTTATTACTATCTATATTAATTTCTGAATTTATATTGTAATAATAATTATTAGGTTTACCATGACTAAATCCACCCCATTTTCTATTAATTCGAGACATTTCAATCATATCAGCATGTTGTTGTAATACAGCTCTTGCTTGTGCTTTTTGATTTTGTTTATTATGCCAATCTTGTCCTCTACTAGATACACAAGTAAAATGATAAACTAAAACATCCCAAGTCTGGATGATTTTATTTCCATTCAGAACTAATCTATTTAATACATCAGAATCTTCTCTAGAACGTCTAAAACAAGTATCATGACCCCCTATTTCATTCCAGACTTTTTTATATAAAGTAAAAGGAGCGAAGAAATACTCAGTTTGTTTATCTTCTCTATTATGTTCACACCAATCTAAAAACATTTCATATTGAAAGTCTTTAGGGGTTAAACCAAAATCCATAGTATGTTTTTCTAACCCAGGCCCATGTAATGGTGGTTCTATTCTAGTACTAGATAATATCATATTATCTTTTATGTGTTTACTTATGTATACATCATAGTCTTTACTAATTACCATATCTGATTGAAGATATGATACAATGTCGTTAGATGCAAATTTAAACATCTCATTAATATTTCGAGCATACCCATAGCACACAGGAAGAGGATTATTTAATATTTTTAAATTTGGAAATATTGATTTTTGTTCAATTAACCATTCTGAAGTACCTTGATTATCTGAGTCTATAAAAACAATTATTTCATGTTCTAATGTAGATAGATTATCTTCTAATGATTTAAATAATAATTTAATATAATCTAATTCATTAACAGCTGTATTAATACAAAAACTAATTAATTGCTTCATAAACTCGTTTTAAGGCTCTTTCCATACCAATATATGGTAATTTTAATTGGTTTAGACCACCAGTGTAAGGATCAGCTATACCTTCTTCTTGAAATTTTATTTCACATCTATGACTTGATAATTCATTTATAAATAAAGCTATATCAAGTAGGGTATAGGGTTGAACATAATTAGCTTCTAATAATTTATGGTGGGGATGTGTAACAGAATAGTTAATTAATTTAATTAAATCATCCATATAGATAAAATCCATAAATTTATTTTGATGTATTATTAGAGGTTCTTTATTAATATATCTTTTAATATTAGATTTTATAAATCTAGTATCCCATTCATTTTCATCAAATACACCAAAAATTCTTATATTAGTATACTTTTTTTCTGATTTTATAATAGAATTAATAATACTTTTACTTAAACCATAAGGATCAGTGGGATACATTCTTTCCACACCCGAACCAAAACTTATTAAATGGTCATAACATACAAATTGACTACATAAGTTATTAAACATAGAAATGTTTTTAAATAAAACATCACTACTATCTTTAGATAAACGGCTACCACCTACATTAGCTGTGTGAATAACACAATCAAATTTTTTGCCTCTAAAAAATTCCTTAGTTTCTATTCTATTAGTTAGATCAAAATCATCTCTACCAACTCCAATTATATCATAAGGTACCTGATCAGAATATTGTAATTTATTAATTATACTACTCCCAACATACCCATTTTTACCAGTTACTAATATTTTCATCTTTTTAAATTTAAGTAAGAAGGTTCATTATTATATAACATTCTTTTGAATATTTTAATTTCTGGGGTTGATGGTTTGTATAACTTAATATTATCAAATTCAGATAATATTTTAACATCTTCTTCGGCCCAATGAGAAAAACCTAGATATCCATAATCTTTATCTCTACCACCTCCAACTAATTTAACTGGTATTTTTTCATTATTTAAATAATTTCTAATCCATTCAAATGGTCTGTATAATAAAAAGGGTGTGATAGAATAAACAACAGGTACTTTACCTTCTAAAGCCATCCCACAGGCAGCTCCTAACATTAATTGTTCAGACGATAAAAAGTTAATAAATCTATCAGGGTAATCTAATTTAATTTTATCCCAAAGACCATAACCTAAATCACCAGTTAAAACATGAATGTCCTCATTTAAAGACATTTCGTCATGTAAAAATTCTGCAAATTGTTTTCTCATAATGATTTATAATCTTCTTCACTCATAATATGATAATGAGCATTAATTCCTTTTAAAAATGGAGTCTGATTAACTGATGTATATCTTAGTTCTATTGTGGGTAAAAACACCTTTAACCTATCAGAAAGATATTGTGTATCTACTTTATCATAAGCTGCATAACCATTTATGTTAACATATATTTCAATGTTATTCATATTATGTTCTTTAATAAAGCGTAACGATTCCCAAATACTTCCTTCAGCACATTCACCATCACTAATTAAAATATATACTTTTCTATTCTTATTAGCTAATGCTCTTCCAACTCCAATAGTAATACCTGTCCCCAAACTTCCAGTTGAGCAATAAATACCATCTTCTTCTGCTAAATGAGGATGACCTCCATATTTAACAAATAATTCTTCTGCGTTTTTACCTTCATACTTTTCTAATATAACATATAATGCTAAAGCCGCATGACCCGAAGATAATATAAAAATATCTTCTGGGTTTTTTGTTTTGTAAATTTCGTCTACTATATCTACTGCAGATAAATAAGAACCTAAATGTGATAATTTATGTTTATAAGCAATTTCTAGTATACGTTTTTTTAATTTATTCATTACCATATAAAATTATTTTTATAATATTCAACTATATTAGGTAATTCATCATCAAATATTTTTTTAGGTTCCCAACCTAATTTTCTTAATTTATCATCATTTAAAGCATATCTTATATCTTGACCCTGTCTAGAATAATCTAAATCTAGGTATTCAAAAATTCGTCTTTGAGGATAATGAGGAAATTGTTTTTTTAATGCTTCATCCTCAGGATGATATAAATTAATTATTTTTTCTACTGTAGTCATATTTGATTGTTCAAATCCACCACAAATATTATAAATTTCATCTCGAACATGATAAGGCCTTTCTATAATAGTAATTACTGCATTAGCAGTATCTTGTGCGTGCAGCCAATTTCTTATTGGAGTACCCTCATTATGTAAAGGAATAGGTTTATCTAAACCAAGATATTTAATTGATTTAGGTATTAATTTTTCAGTATATTGGCCTATACCATAATTATTTGTTGGTCTTAAAATAACATAAGGTAATTTATACGTTCTAGCCCAGGCTAAAATTAATTGATCTGCAGCGGCTTTTGTTGCTGAGTAGGGATTAGATGGGTTTAGTATATCTGTTTCTATATGTTCTCCATCTGTAATATCACCATAAACTTCATCTGTACTAAAATGGAGTAAAATAGGTAATTTATCTGTTTCTGCCCTATAATTTCTAATTAATTCAAGTATGTTGTGTACCCCATTAACATTAGAATGTAAAAAATCTTCACTTTTAACTATTGAATTACCTACATGTGTTTCAGCTGCAGTATTAATAATATAATCACACTCATAAAGAAATTCAATGTCATTAATATCTTTATTTTCATAAATAAAATTATCATATTTATTAAATTCATCTAATAAACCAGGATTAGATGCGTAAGTCATTTTATCTATGCCTCTAACATACCATCCTTTTTCTAGACAAGTTCTAGTAACATATGAACCTATAAAACCTAAACAACCTGTAACGTATACTACTTTCATTGGGCAAAAAATTCTTTTATTTTATCACAAACGTAATCAACATCATCTAAATCCATCCCATGATGAGCACCTAATAAGAACCCATTTTTCATTACTATATCAGCATTTTCAAATTCTTGTAGATATTCTCTATAAACTGGGTGTCTAGTAACGTTACCAGCAAATGTTACTCTAGTTTGTATATTATTATTTTCTAAATAGTTAAGTAATTCTAATCTACGATCTGTTTGTAATGGGATAGCTAACCAATTTGGTTTAATACTATCATCTGGTAGTATTAATTCTTTAACATCTTTAAGATTTTCTAAGTATCTTTCTATATTTGCTCGTCTTTTATCTTTAAATGTTTGAAAACGTTCTAATTGAACTAAACCAAAAGCAGCACTCATTTCACTACATTTCATATTATAACCTAAAACACCATATAAAAATTTATAATCATATGGTAAACCATCAACATTATGAGCAAAACGTTCATCCATGTTTTCACTGTTATCTCCAATACGACCCCAATCTCTATACATTAATGCACGTTTAACATGTTTTTCATCGTTAAACATTACCATTCCACCCATACCACCAGCTGTAATTACATGTGAAGCATAAAAACTAGTAGTAGAAACATCTGATTCTTCGGTATATGTAACAGTATCTGCTGAGTCCTCAATTAGATAAATATCAAATCTACCTAAATCAAATAATTCTTCTTTTAATTTTTCCCAATCTGGTTTGTTACCAATTAAATTTGGTATCATAATGGCTTTAATATCTGGGTTGTCTAATACTGCTTTTAATATATCATCAACATTAGGTACGTAAGACGTTAAATTAGAATCAATGAAAATTGGTTTATAACCTAATTGAATAATAGGTGCTAATGTAGTTGAGAACGTTAATGCTGGAGTTAATACTTTACTGCCTTTAGGTAGATCTAATGCAGCTAAAGCTAATAGGCAAGCAGACGAACCTGAGTTTACAAATACTCCAAATTTCTTTCCAAATTGTTTAGCTATTTTTTCCTCAAATTCAATAGAACGAGGACCAAAGCCAGCTAACCAACCATCTTTAAGACATTGTTCAACTGCTTTTATTTCTTCTTCCCCATAAGCTTCATGCTTATTAGGTGCGTACCATACTTTTTTCATATTTATTTTATATATTTAACTGACCAATAGTTAATCATATCATCTAATAATGATACAAAATCATGTTTAGGTTTCCAACCTAATTTTCTCAATTTAGATGAATCACCTTTTAGATCATGTAATTCTTCTGCTCTAAAATATTTAGGATCTACTTTAACATAATCTTTATAATTTAATCCTAATTTAGTAAAAACATATTCACATAAATCTCTTACGCTATGAGAAACCCCAGTAGCACAAACATAATCACCTGGTTTTTCTTGTTGTAACATTAACCACATAGCTTCAACAAAATCTTCTGCATGTCCCCAATCTCTAGTGGCATCCAAGTTACCTAATGCTAATTCATTTTTTAATCCATATTTAATTTGTACTGCTGCTTTAACCACTTTATTAGTTACAAAATTAGTTCCTCTCCTTGGAGATTCATGGTTAAACAAAATACCATTTGATACAAACATACCATAAGAATTTCTATAATTTCTACATATATTATATGAGAATACTTTAGCACAACCATAAGGGGATACAGGATGTAAAGGAGTAGTTTCTCTTTGATATCCATCATCATCTAAAGAGTTACCAAACATTTCGGATGATGACGCTTGATAAACTTTAGCATCAGGTTTAGTTAATTTAACCGCTTCTAATAATTTAAGTGTTCCAATTCCTGTGGTTTGTGATGTATAAATTGGTTGGTCAAAACTAATTCTAACATGAGATTGAGCAGCTAAATTATAGATCTCATCAGGTTGAGATAATTGTATTATTCTAATAAGTGAAGATAAATCATTTAAATCGGCATATTCTAAATTAAGTTTACTAAATAAATTATCATTTAATCTAGCCGTTTGGTTTTCTGCTACAGAATTTCTTTTTACTGTACCCCAAATCTCATAACCTTTCTTATCTAAAAATTCAGCTAAATAAGAACCATCTTGTCCATTTATACCTGTAATTAATGCTACTTTACTCATACTTATTAATTATTGTTGTTATTAAATTTATTTCTTTATCTGTTAAGTCTTGGTGGTTAGGAATATAGAATCCAAACTCATTAACATATTCACAATTAGGTAATTTAGGTATTAAATTTTCATTATACCACATAGGTTTAGTAGCCATGTTACCTGCAATTAAAGGCCTAACTTCGATATTATTATCCTGAAGTTCCTGAGTTATTTTATTTCTATGTCTATTAACAACTGGAAGGGCAAAATTAGAAACGAAATCATCTTTATTTTCACTTAATTTAAGGTTATTTGTTTTAATTTTACTAATATATTTTTTGAAATTTTTTCTACGTTTTTTAGAATAATTATCTAATTTATCTATAGCTCTTATTCCTATAAACGCTTGCAAATCAGTAGAACGTACATTTAATCCAGGAACATAGAAATTATATAATGCATCAAAATCAGAACATTTATAATCTTTTCTTAATTGTTTTTGAATTTCTTTAGGTAGATCTCTATCCCATCCATGACTTCTCATCATTAAAAGTAAATGATATAAATTATCATCATCTGTGTTTATAAATCCTCCTTCTATAGTAGATAAATGATGACCAAAATACAATGAGAAAAATGAAGCTAATCCAAAACTACCTAGGTATTTATTTTGATATTTAGAACCCATACTTTCACATACATCCTCAAGTAATAATACATTATATTTTTTACATAATTTTATTATTTTTTTCATATTTGGAATTAATCCAAGTGGTGATACTAAAATAAAAACAGAAGGATCATGTACTTTAAATAAATTTTCTAAATAATCTAAATCACAAGACAAATCTTCTAAATTACAATCACACATAAAAGTTTCATAACCCAAAAGCATAGGTGAACTAACATCAGTCGCCCAACTAAGAGAAGGTACTATAATTTTTTGATTTTTTAATTTATTAGAATATTTTAAAGCAGCCAAAGTAAGTAATATAGCTGATGAACCCGAGTTAACAAAAACAGAATATTTAGTACCTATTTTTTTAGCCCACTTTTTTTCTAGTTCCCAAGTTAATTCACCTTTAGTTAATCTAGGTATTTCATCTTGAGATAACCATTCTACTAAAGAGTTTATATCTTTTTTATCTATTGTATCACTAACTAATTTTATCATAAACTTGTTTTAATCCTTCTTTTAAACTTGTAAATTTAAAATCGGGGAATATTTTTAATAATTTTTTATTACTAACATCTTTTCTAAATTGACCATCTAAATCTGGTCTATCATAAACTATTTCGTAGTTTTTTTCTGTAACTTCTAAAGCAATCTTAGCCATTTCATCTATAGAATAATTAAAATCAGGAGCAACATTAAAACTTTCTGTAATGTTATCTTCAACAACCTTTTTTATTATTTTAGCTAAATCACCTGCATACATAAATTGTCTTAGTGGTTTACCTGTTCCTAATAAATGTAATAAATTATCTTTGCTTTTCCTAATTTTATTTAACAAGGCTGTAATAAAGTGCATTTTATTTTCATTATGTAAGTTATCATAATCACCATATAAATTACAAGGTATTAGATAATTATATTCTGTATTAAATTGTTTATTATAAGCATCAATTTGAACAGCTAAACAACGTTTAGCATAACCGTAACTAAAATTAGATGGTGGAGGAGGACCTATAAATAAATCTTCCTCAGTCATAGGGTAATTATCAACAACACTAGGATAAATACAAGTACTTAATATACCAATAAATCTTTTTACATTATATTCCTTACATACTTTAACAATATTAGTATTGATTAGGATATTATCATCAAAATAATCAGCTGGGTATTTTAAATTGTCTTGTATTCCTCCAACTTTAGCTGCTAAATGAATTACAACATCAGGTGTATAAGAAGAAATCATCCACCTAACCTTTTTTATGTCTGTTAGATCACAATCTTTACTACTTAAATAAAAAGCATCAGGTAATATTTCCTGTAAATGCTTACCTACTAATCCACTTCCTCCTGTTACTACAATTCTCATTTTGTAAATAAATAATTTTCTACTATTAAATAATCTAGTTCAGTATTTTCTAAAACATAAATAGCATCTTCTATAGTTGTTAAAATAGGTCTACCCTTAATATTGAAAGATGTATTTAATATAACTGGGATTTCATTTGATTTATCTAGTTCACTTAAAATATTATAAAAAGTACTATGTTGTTTTTTAGTTACTGTTTGTAGTCTTGCTGTTCCATCTTCATGTGTTATAGTTTTTAATTCTACATTGTAATCTTCTTTGACATCAGGAGCATAACTCATAAATTCTGATTCATAAGCTTTATTAAAGTATTTATCTTTATCTTCTAATCTACAAACTGGGGCAAATGGTCTGAACCATTCTCTAAATTTTACTTTAGCATTTAAAGTGTCTTTCATATTAGGAAAAGAGGGATCACAAATAATACTTCTATTACCTAACGCTCTAGGACCTATTTCAGAACAACCCTCTACTAATCCAATTATTTTTCCTTCTTTTAAAATATCTACTATTTCTTGTGTATCTATTTTACGAGTATTATATTTTTCTTTATAATTCTCAAATTTTTCTCTATCTAATATATCAAATCCACTATAAACATCAACATCAGTTTTTTGATTATGCATTAAATATTGACCTAAAGATAAACCACAATCATTTGGATTTGGAGGTACATATAAATTTTTATTTTTCTTATTTAGTATTTCTTTTAACTTTTGATTGAATAAAACATTTAAAGCACATCCTCCTACTAAAATAAAATTATCATATGAATCGATATAGGGTTTTAAAATTTCTAATACAAAGTTTTCAAAGACAAATTGAGATGTAGCAGCTAAATCATAACTTTGTTGTCCCTTTAATGAATTATATGTTAAGTTTAAACCAATAGCTTTACCTAAAGTTGTTAATGATTGAGCTTTACTATCATAATAGTTAACCATAGCTTCTATCCATTCAGTTCTAATATTACCATAAGCACATAAACCCATTACTTTACCTGCATATACTAATGAGTCTATATTTGAATCTGGTCCAGGTTTAATTTCTGATATGGGACTTCCTATCTTACCATATGCCCCACCTAAATTGACATCAGGTGAATCTAAAGGAATTATTACTGATTCATTTCCTTTATATATTCTAGTAAAAAAGACATCATTGTAATCTTGTCCCCCACCATCAATAGATAATATTAAAGCTTTATCAAATTCAGAAAGATAATAACCACTAGCTGCATGAGCTAGATGATGCCCACATAATTCGAATTTAGCTTTTGGAAAATATTCTATTATTAATTCCTTATCTAAATCTGATAATTCGTTGTAAACAATTTTGTCTACTTCATAATTAATTTGAGACTTTATATAAGACAAAAATTTCCTTCTGTCTTTATCATTTGACCCCAAAGCTCTATCATCAAATCTCTCAGAAAACATAGCATACCTATTTCTTACAAATCTTTCATATTCTAACACTTTTAATTGATTATTAGAATCAAGAAATGTTACTGATGCATCATGTGAACCGTATATACTTAATATATTACTCATTTATTATATTTTTATAAATCCAATCTTCTGTTACATTATATTCTTTACTTTTTTCTAAATTATTAGTTATTGCATCTAATTTAGATTCATATAAGTTTTTATTTAAAGTAGGTAGAATTTTATTTAACTCCTCTAATGTATTAAAAGTAATAATACCATCCAAATTAAAATAATTATCTATATTAGGACAACCCCAATAAATAGGAATAGTACCTACAGCAAGACAATCTATTAATTTTTCGGTAAAATAATTATCAGTTTTTGAATTTTCTACGACTATAGAATACCTATAATCTAATAAAGATTCTTCTTTATAATCAACAGGATTTGGAGTTCCCCTACCAAATAAATCTATCTCATTAACGTTTTTTGATATTTCATGTCTTAACCTATGCCCTTCAAATATGTTCTTATCAGAGTAAATCATTGATAAATTTTTAGATTTATTTGTAATTCTAAAATTAGAATCTTTAATCCAACAACCTCCAAAAGGCACTAATTTTGTTTTAGTAGGATAATTTGATAATAAGTCTTTATCATGTGTAAGAATAAACTCAAAATCATCCATATAAGTTTCAAATTGATCATATCTTTGTGGATAAACCTCTCTAGTTTCCATTAACCAACCAATTTTCCTATCAGATTTTACTTTTTTAGACTTACCATTAGTTAAATATTCATCAGTAAATAAAGTTATACCTTTATAATCATCTACATCTCTTACAAATTTTATATGTTTTGATATTTTGTCATGTACTGAAGAATATCTTCCATTAGGTTTTACTAGGTGTCTACAAGCATTATCAAATAAATTGATTTCTATTTGAGGAACATTCTCAGTTAAGCAAACCCAATCTAAAGGAAATAAATCTTGGGTTGAAAATTCTTTATAAACAGGCCCAAACCATTTGTCAGGGTAAATTACTTTTTTGTCTTTATTAGGATTTAGATATCCTGCCCACCAACTAAATGTTGAATTAGCTATAATATTATGTTCACATTCAACCATCATGTATAAATCTTCCCAATCATTTTCATTTTGTACAAATTCAAATTCATCACCTTTAAAATTCTCTTTACACCATTCTATATCATCACTAAAAACTAAAAATTTATATCCTTTAAAATAATCTATTGCATTATTATAATAATCAATAGTTAAATTATGATGAAATGAAGATAAATTTATATAATCACCTCTTCTAACATGTATAGAAACATACCCTATTCTTGGTTTATAAGTTGAATGTAAAAATAATGATCTTATACAATCTTTACAATTATCAAAGTATTTATATGATTGATAATAACCAAATAATTGAACATCATCATCAGGAATAATTACATCTGGTTTATAAGTAAAATCACTTACTTCGGTGTTTACCCTAGTAGAAGTTGATAAATCTTCTTCTAAAAATTTAACGTATTTAAATATATTGTCTTTATAAGTTATAGGTGGTTTATGTAATGTACCTAAATGAGAATAATCAGTTACTACTTCAAAATTACGTTTTTGAGTTAAACCTACTGCAGCCGCTATTTGGAACATCATGTTACCTAACCCACCAGCTAAAATAGGTTGAATTTTATGTTTTGGATCTTTTGAAAATAAAGTTTTATAAGGCTCTTTAGCTCTAATTTCCGCTTCTTGTCCTTGAGGATCCTCTATATCTTTATCTTGTCTTTCTAATCCCCTTTTAACTATTTCTGGGTCTTCATTATATACGTAAGTTGGGAAATTTAGAACACCAATTTTTTCTTTAGGACACATTTCCATACAATAAAAAGACACAGCTAAATCTTCAGCATTATAATAATATTCTCCTGTTTTACTCCAAATTAAATCTTCTTTTTGTATTTTACTATATAAGAACCACTTAAAACTTCTTAAATGACTTGCTCTCCATATATCTTTTCTATATAATTTATTTTTATGTACTTCCTCACTATAAGGTGAATTTTGTGGGTGAGCATAATTACCAGTTGGATAACAATACATTCCACCATAAGTCATCCAACAATCTGTAGAGTTATAATAATCGTTCAATTTTTGGAATACATTTTCATCATATAACCAATCATCACCATCTACAAATAAAATAATATCTTCATCATTATCAATAAAATTAATAATATGATCTTCATTTGGGTTTACGTTATATCCTCTTTGTTTATTATCTTTCCAATTTAATATAGTCCAATTATCTAATTCATGGTTATCTACTATATTCTTAATAATATTTGGTGTATTATCTGTAGAAGCATCATTAATGTATAGAACATCATAATTAGTATAGGTTTGTTTAAGTATACTAGCTACATTAGCCTCTACCCATTTTTCATTATTATATGAAGGAATTACTACTTTAAATTTATTTTTTCTTGCCATACTTTTATATCATAATGTTCTCTATATAATTCTTTTGATTGTGTACTACATTTATTGTAAAATTCTTTATCTGTTTTTAATTTATAAGCCATCTTTCTAGCTTTTTCTACATCATCAACTGCAACAGATAATTCAGGATGACAATATCTTTGGGTGTCTACTTTTATATTACCAATACAAGGTATACCAAAATAAGCACAATTTAAACTAAAGGTGCCAGCAGCAACAGTAGGCATTAAATGTACAGCGTATTTAAACGTAGATAACACACTCATCCAACCCGCCCATGGGAGTCGTTGAAGGTGATTTAAATCCGGTATATTTGATTCATTTGGTCTTTTTGCGTGAGAATCTTGAGTCCATTTTTCAACTCCAAAAACATCAGCAACCACATAACTTTGAAATCCTCCATACCATCTTGCAAAATTTCCACCAATAATTACTTTATCTTCTACAACAGGAGTTATATGTTTAATTAATTCCTCAATAAGTAAAGTACTAATAACACTTACTTTTTTATCTGGGAATAGACCTTTATAAAATCTAGTATCTATTTCATTGTGTGCAAATATGCTATCACATTTAGATAAAAAATTATAAAAACTAAATTGGTCAAATATTTCATAATCATTAAAAAACCACGACGGACCTTCTTGTATATAATGAACTTTTTTGTTATTATTTTTAAGGGTATCTATAAAATTTGATTGTAATAAATTAGAAGCAGGATTTGGTTTTTCTGATAGTTTTACTCCTACAGCATTTAAGAATGTTTCGCCTTTTGGGAATATTACAAAAACATGATCTTGATTTTTAACATTTTGATAATCAAAAAGAGTGTGATGATTAGCTCCTAAAGCATACATCCAAGCAAATTCTGTTCTCATGTTAGGATGATTAGAAGGTACTTTACCCTCAAATCCCATTTCAGTTAAAAATGTTATATTCATTTATATATTTCTAAAGCGTCTTCTATCAGACCATTTTACTTTACTACTTTTACCTAAATACGCTAGTTTACTAACTCTTTGATTTAAATTATTTCTATCAGTATTAAGTTGAGTATTACCATTATTTTGATTATCTGCCATCTTAAAGAGTATTATAATAATTATTTTGTTTTTCTTGTCTATCTATAGTTTTAGGGTGATATAATGCTAAATCTTCCATTGGAGGAAGTGCTCCATAAGTTTTATGACCCTCTAATTTTTCATGAACTTTATTTATCCATTTAATCTCAGGCTTATTTTTCCAAATACGCCATTGATAATCAGGCCAATTAACCCAATTTTTTGCATTAACTTTCCATCCCCATTTTTTTATATGTTCATCAGTTAATCCTTCTACTGTATTTACTCTTGGAACTAAATAAACATCATTAGTATCTTGGTTTGATTCTAATATTTTAGGTAGACTTTTAATTAATAATCTATTTGGGACTTCATCTGCATCTATTTGAAAAATATAATCCCCAGAACATAAATCAGTTAATTTATTTTTCCAATCTGCAAAGTGATTATGAAAATCACCTTTATGCCACATAAATTCACAATTAACCGAATGACTTCTTAAAAATTCCTCAACTCCTTCATCCCCATTTTTATGGTCATAAAGAATTACAATTTCATCTTCTATTCTTTTATGGTCTAACAAAAATAGAACTAATTTTTGTATTTCAACAAATTCATTACAAACTGTAATAGCATAACTTATTTTCATAAACTTTGTATATATTCTTTTAATCTATCTTTAGGTTGCCATCCTAATAAACCTAAAGCATCATCTCTTTCTCTTAAAGTAACTCTATAGTTTCCTTTTTGGTCAGGAAGGTAAGTACAATTAACGTTAAATTTATTTTTAAACATTTGATATACTTCATTTATAGAATAATTATTTCCCGTTCCTAATTCCCAAGCATCTTCATGTTTTTTATTTTTCATTCCAATTCTCCATAATCCATCTACTATGTCATCTACATGAGTAAAATCTCTTCTTTGTTCACCATCTCCTACTATTGTAATTTCTTCACCATCTCTAACCTGTCTTCTCCATATACCAATAACAGCAGCCCAATCTCCATCTATTACTTCATAAGGACCATAAACATTATAAAAACGAGCTATTTCAATGTCCATTCCATAAGTAAGTTTATACATCTTACAAATTTCTTCTCCTAAATACTTACAAGTAGAATAAGGTGATTGATAAGGATTATGCCATTTAGAAGATGAACCAGCATAAACAACTTTTGCTCCTATTATTCTAGCATACTCACAAACTTTTTGAGTACCAATAGTATTAACTTTAAATGTTTCATCTGGGTTATTAAATGATGGTTGGATTCTAGATAATCCAGCTAAATGATATATTAGATTATAATCATTACTTAATCTTGTATTACCTAATCCTTCATATAATTTTTTATAACCCTCATCTTCTCCCCAATACTTTAGATCACTTACATCTTGTTCAATATAGGGAACATCCTTTACTTTATTTTCACGATAACCAGTTGAAAAATCGTCTAGACCATGGACTTCATGTCCTTCTTTTATTAATCTTTTTATTAAATTAGTGCCAATAAACCCAGCAGCTCCTGTAACTAGTATTTTCATATTATTCTGGTATTATTCCTATATAAGATAAAGCTTCCATAAAATCTCTTTCCATAAAATATTTTACAGTACTCATATCTGATTTGTATTCTTCTCCTTTGTATTTTTCTTTTTCTTCCTTAGATACCGGAATTGATTTTACAGCTCCCCATCTCCAATTACTTCTTCCATTTCCAGTAGCAAATATCATTCCTTTTTCTTTAACATTAATGTGAGATGGCATCCAAATTTTACCATTATCTTCTTCTTCATCCATTAATACTTTATAAAGTTCAGGTAATAATTCCCATTGTTCATTAAAAAACTTACTTCCTTTTTTCATTATTGAATTAGATTGGAAACCACATCCATAACATAATTCAATAGATACATCTTTACTTATTTCTTGTCTGTAACAAGCATCAGATCCACAACGAGAACATTCTCTTAATTCATCAAATTTCATTATTTAACTTTTTTTAAATTAGGTAAATTTAGTTCAGGTAATTTTAATTCTACTTGTTGGGCAAATTGAGGAACATTTACATCAAGTTTTGTATTAATAAATTCTTTCATCTTTTCCCAACTAAAATTAGATTTAGCATAATATTTTTGTTTTTTACCTTTAACTATATATTTTTTATAATTTTTAAACATATCTTTAAATATCGATAAAGAATGACTATAACTTACTTGAAACCACTTAGCTTCTTTTACTAACCAGTCATTAGCAGCACTAGGATGAACATTTTCTAATGTACCAGGAAGTAAAGAAACAAATTCTGGGTTAAGAAAATCAATATGTCCCGACCAACCTGATGCTATTATTGGTTTTCCAGTCATACTAAATTCTAATAAAGGCCTTCCAAAACCTTCTCCTTTAGTTAAACTAACCATAGCTTTAACTTTAGGATGATTATATAATTCATTCATCTCAGAATCATTAAATTCACCATTAAGTAAATAAATATTAGGTAAATTTGAAGATTTAAGTCCTTGTCTAATTTGTTTAATTTTATCTAATATAGCATCTCTACTCATATATGAAGCTACCCCAGTTGAACATTTTAATATTAATGCTGGTTTTGGTCCTCGTTTGTCTTTAAACGCTTCGTAGAAATTTTTAACTAATATTCCAACATTTTTTCTATCATGACCTACTTCACCTTGCATCCAATGACCAACAAATAAATAACAAAATGATTCTTTTAAATTTTTTAATGTTATATTTTTAATATCTGATGATGGGATTGTTTTGTATTTAGTTATATCAACACCTTCAAATAAAACTTCTATTGGTTTTTGGAGTTTAACTTGTCCAATTATTTGTTGGGATTGTTGATCTTTTTGATCAAATACCATAGATTCGAGTGTTCTTTTTGAGAAATTAGATGATACCCAATTCATATCCATTCTATTTAATCCTTCAATCCATTCTGCTTTACAAGCCGTAGCTTCAATCCCTGCAGTTAATCCTATATTATATTTTCCTACTGGTTGGAATTCATTTGGGATTGTAATTTGCATCCAAATATCAGGTTGTACTTTTTGCCACTCATGGGTTGCTAAATGTTTATACAAAAATTTCCATTCAGGATGATCTTTACAAAATCCCCAAGATGTTTCTCCCCATCTTTGAGATAATAATTCAACCTTATATTTATCTAATTCAATAATAGCTTTAACTACATCTCTTGCTCTAGCCCCATAACCTGAGTAGGTATCAAAAGGGCATGATATTACAAATCTTGGTTTACTCATTAATATATTATTTTATGATTTAAAAATTTACCTTTATATTCATTGGTATTAACTAATTCATATTTTTCTCTTGGCTTCCAAGTATCAAATAATTCATTAAATACCTCCATTACTTTATTACCTTGTTGTTCAGAAGTAAAACCAGCTTCATTACTAATAGCCCATTCTCTTCCTTTTAAACCTCTTCTCTTTAATTCTTTTCTTCCTAACTTATAACATTCTTTTAATCTATCAGCTGCATCTTCCCATCTACATCTGTCATCAAAGATATAAGGTGTTGGAGGTGAACCTTGAATCGATCTACTTGTTGGATAAACTGGGAACGCCCATTCACCGTGTTTTTTATAAGTTCCTCTATGATTAGAAGGAATATCTGCACTAGGTGTAAACCATTTTCCATTTTCATCTACAAATCTCATTTGATCTTGCATACCTCCAGTAACATTAGCTATAATTGGAGTTCCAGCTAATATTGCCTCTGTATTTGCTAACCCCCAACCTTCATTAGATGTTAATAATATCTGAACATCAGCTATATTATATAAATGGTTTAGATGTTTTTCTTCTATTTTTCCAAAAATAAATTTAATATTATTAGGATATTTTTCATCAAACAAATATTCTTTAACTTTAGGTAAATCAGTACCTGGATCTGTAACTGGTTCTGATTTTATAATTAAATAACAATCTTTAGCTTCATCTTCTGGTAGAGAATCTAAGAACGCTCTAAAAGCTAACATAGTATCTGGTACTTGTTTTCTTCTTATATTTCTAGAATTATAAAATGCTACAAATTTCGGTTTTTGTCCTTTGAATAGATTATTAATAGATACTTCATATTCTTTATCTTTATTAACTATAGGATAATATATATTTTCATCTTTACCATGAGGTAGATATTTAAATATTCTATTACCTTCATGTCCTTTTAATACTAATTTATTAATATTTACAGTTTGTTTAGAAATTCCCATTAATAAATCACATGACTCATAAAATGCTCTATTATACATTGGAGCTGGGTAGTCATCCCAAATATTTAAGTATGTAATTGGAATATTTCTTCGTATTTCTTGTTCCATATTAAAAATATGGGTAAAATACCTTGGATCAGTAAATAACATAATAGCATCAGGCTTTTCTATGTTAATTATTTGTCTAACTTGTTGTGGGTGACCATACCCATCTACAGGATATAAAAATACAGAAGAATCATTTATTCCAGCTAAATTATTAGTATCAGGTGTTAAATCTAATCTCTTACCACTTTCTGGGTGTTTGATCGCTCCTGCCATTTGTACCCAATTAAAATGATGGGCAGTATGGACTACTATTTCTTTTGCTACTGTGGCTACCCCAGAATGTACTCTGATGTCGTCACAAATTAATAATATTTTCTTTCTTTTTTCTTTTGGTAAGTATGGAAATTTATTATTCTTCATTTTGTAAATCGAGATTTATTTGGTTTGTTATTTGTTTACGGAAATTCTCATCTGTAAGATACAAAAACAAGCTACGATCAGCAAGTTTTTGAAAAGAAAATTTACGTCTAACACACTCGATTTTGAAATTGTCGAATAAATCGCTCTTTACTTTAACACTAGTTAGTGTCATTTTTTTATTATTACTCATAATCTTAATTTAATTTAAAACATTTGTTATACATATATAAGTATTATTCAAAATCAATACTTTATTCACAATATCCACAAGTACATGGATAATGTTGTTCTTTTATTTTTCCTTGGGAATTAAATACATGAGACATAAAATCACTTACATATCTAGTAGCCCTACCTAATTTAATTTTACCACTTGGGGGTGAAAATTCTTGTATTCTTGTTTGTGCCCAGTCACAATTTTCATATAATTTTCTTTTAACTATAAAAAATTTAATATCTATTTTATCTAGAGGTATATTATACAATTCTGAAAAGTATTTTTTATATAATATAAGTTGGAATTGTTTATCCTCATTTTTCTTCATTTTATCATGCCACCCTCTAGTACTTGTTTTTATATCTATAATAGTAAAAGTATCACTATGTTCATGATATAATACTACGTCTAGCATTCCCTTAAATAATAAATTATTTAACATTTTATTAGGTGTATTAATTATAGGTAACTCTATTCCTACTAAATAAGTACCTCTCTTAGAAAAATAACCACCCACTTTTTTCTTAAAAAATTTTAAAATTTCTACACCATCTTCAAAAAATTCTCTCATTTCTACAGCATCTGAGAAATGAATATCATTATTTTGTTTATATTGTTTTTGATAGGCACTAATAAACGCCTCTTGGAATTTATTTTCTAAATCTAACTTATTAGCAGCCACTTTTGATTTTTCATAAAATACAGTTAAATATTCCTGAAGTACCTCATGGATTGCAATACCAAAAACTAAGTAGATAGAAACATCCCTTTGACTTATCTTATCTTTATAATGTAATGCCCATTTTCTTTGACATTGTTTAAACATAGATATTTGAGAATATGATATATTCTTTTGATAAGAATAATCAATCTCATGTGGGGGATTTTTTTTAATCTCCTTAACTATTTTAGGTATTTTTTTAGCCAAAATTTATTTTTTCCATTTATTACGTCCTACTAACATTCCAATTATGCCATAATTAGCAACATCAATAAATGTATCTTCCATTCCTTCTCCCTTAACATAGTTTTTACCGTTTATTAGTAAATTTTTTAACCTACTAATTTTATCTGTAAGTCTAATAGCTAAACCTGTAAGTGAAAATTTTTTATCTTCGGGATTAGTTAAATCACCACCTAAAGCGATATTATTTAAACCATAATCCATATGTTTAGCGGCAAACATTTCATACATTTCTTGACCTATCTTTTTAAATTCTTTAGACAATTCAGGATATTCATTTTCAAATGCTTCAACTGCTTTAGTAACTTTTACTCCAATATCTTTAGGTACCTTATTTCTATCTACATCCCAATAATGTTCGGAGTGTTCGTAGTTGTCTTGTTGAATTTCTTCATATTTCTTTTTAGAATCACCCATTTACTTGTTCTTTAGAATTAAAGTATTTTTCTAATGTTTCTAACCTTTCATCTGCTGATGCTAATAATTTAATTGCTTCATTACAGTTATCCCAATAATCTTTAGTTGAATGATCACCAATTCCTGCAGGGTGGTTAGTTAATAATTCTATACTTGCTAGAGCTTTATTTTTATCCGCCTCAGCTTCGGATTTCAAGAATTTATATACTTGTGTATTCATAATAGTTTTTTTATTTCTTTTTTATTTAAACCTCTATTAATCAAAATTTGATTAACTTCGTCTTTACTTAAAATTTTTAAATAATCACTTATTTCTCTAGATGAGACTTTAAAATGATCTTTTAAATGTTGACTTAATTCTTTATTAACTGCTTTTTTAGTTGATTTAATATATTTATTCCATTGGTTATTTTTAGGAATATATTCTTTATAAATGTTATAAATAGCCTTTTTTTCATGAGGTGGATAATCTTGTACATAATTAACAATCTCTAAAAATTCTCTATTCATAGATATAAACCTATGGATCATATAAGAATTCCATACTTCCCAGTCTTTTTCTGTAAAAGAATCAGAAGGGGATTTCTTATAGTTTATTTCCTTAAGCCAATCAAATATATTTTTCAATTTTTAGTCAATAAGTTCATCAGCTAATTCTTCTCTAAGATCTGCAGGTACGGATGCCTTATGGATCTTTTTAGTTGATGGATCATAAAATACTGGGATTGGTAATAAAGCATCTTCTTCTGATCCCATTACAAATTTAGATACTGTTCTTAAAATAACTCCTTGTTGAAAAATACTCCCACCATCAAAGTTTTTTACTTCAGATGTGTTTTTTAAATCAATAGGAGGTCCTTGTGGTTGTTGTGCTTGTTGCATAATTATTTATTATTTATTATTTGTGAAATTAAACTCATTGCATTGATTTCTTTATCAATACGAAAATTTGCTCTATATTGCTGTTCATTAACTATTATAGCTACTGTACCTTCTCTACCTGGAAGGTATTCAGATGATCTTTCATATAAAGCTCTAAATAGTTCATCAAAATCATCTACATTAGCATCGGCTATAATTTGACGTATTTTTTTAAAACTATCTTTATCTTTTTTTAATTCATTAATAACTTCATCTATATAATTAGATGAAACTAATACTGATTTATCTAATGTTAATTTATTATCCTTTGAATTCATTTGGATTGTATTTATACATTTCCTTAAATCAGGATAATATTGATTTACTATTGAACCTAAATCATTTACTTCATATACTATTTCCTCTTCTTCTAAAATCCAATTTAAATGTTTAGCAACATCTTTTTTAGTTGGAGGTACGATTTTTAATACTTGACATCTAGATTGTAAAGGATCAATGATACGTTCTACAAAATTACAAGTCATAATAAATCTGGTAGTACGTGAAAAAGTTTCAATTATATTTCTAAGTGATGCCTGTGCTTGTATTGTAAGAAAATCTGCCTCATCTAATATAACAACCTTGAGCGGTTTAAATGATGCAACAGATGCAAAACCAGAGACTTTATCCCTAATAGTTTCGATACCACGTTCATCAGAAGCATTAATATATAAATGGTCACAATCTAAATTTTTTATTATCAGTTTGGCCAATGTTGTTTTACCTGTACCCGCAGGCCCATAGAATATTAAATTTTGTATATCATTTTGTCCAATGTATTTAGATATACTATTTTTAATACTAGCATTTCCAACAAAATAATCTAGTTTTGTTGGTCTGTATTTTTCTACTAATAAACTATGATCCGTATTCACCATATATTGAATATTTTTTAACTGGTTCAGGTTTTACTTCTGTTTCTTTTGAATCAATAGCATATAAACTACTTTGTAAAGGTTCTAATCTATAATGACCTTTAAATCCTGTTTTAACCATATATGCCTCTAAAGCATCAGTTAAAGTTTTATGTACAGGACCATCTGGTTCATTTGCAACTAATCTCCATTTATCTCCAGGTGGAACTCTTCTAGCAATTAATATATTTTTTTCTTCAATTTTTGTCTTTGGCATAATATACGAAATTATTTTACATCATCCCCATCATTGATGGATCTATTTGTTGTTTTTTATTATCTTCTTCTGGTTCATTTACCACAGTACATTCTGTTAATAAAACTGTACCCGCAACTGAAGCTGCATTTTCTAATGCTGTTCTAGCTACTTTAGTTGGATCTATAATACCTGCTTCTTTCATATCAACAGTATTATCTGTTTTTATATCATAACCCAACCAACCATCATTACCTGAATTAATCATACCATCTGCTATAATTTGTCCCTTAACTTCATCATGACCAGCATTAACTAATATTTGATTAAAAGGTTTTGCACATGCCTGTTTAACAATAGCAGCACCAGTAGAATTAACTTCTAAACCTGAGGATGCATATAATAAAGCTGTTCCTCCTCCTGGTACTATACCTTCTTCAATAGCAGCTTTAGTTGCATGTAAAGCATCATCAACTCTATCTTTCTTTTCTCTCATTTCGGTTTCAGTATTTCCACCAACATGAATAATTGCTACTCCACCTACAAATTTAGCTAATCTTTCTTGTAATTTTTCAATTTCAAATGGTGTTTCTGCTTTTTCTATTTGTTTTTGCAATTCTTCAACACGTACTTCTATTGAATCAGCTGATCCCTTACCATCAACAATTGTTGTTCTTTCTTTTTCAACTGTTATAGTTCTAGCTTCACCAAACCATTCCCAACTAAATTTATCAAGTTTCATTCCTTTTTGTTTATCAAAAACTTGACCTCCAGTTGTAATAGCAATATCTTCTAAAACTAATTTTCTTCTATCTCCAAAATCAGGTGCTTTAACAGCACATACTTTCATTGTACCTCTCATTTTATTAACAATAAGAGTAGCTAAGGCTTCATTATCTATATCTTCGGCTATAATAAGCAATGATTTTGCTTGTGCTGATACAGCTTCTAATATAGGTAATAATTCTTTTACTTGAGTTATTTTTTGATCAGCAATAAGAACGAGGGGGTTATCTAATGTGGCAGTCATATTGTTATTGTTAGTAACAAAATATGGCGATTTATAACCTCTTTCAAACTGTAACCCTTCAACAGTTTCTAAGTATGTTTCGCCAGTTCTAGATTCTTCTATATGAACAACCCCCTCCATTCCTACTTTATCAATTGCAGTAGCAATAAGTTTACCTACTTCTTGATCATTATTTGCTGAAATAGTAGCAATTTGTTCTAATTGCTCCTCACCTGAAATATCTTCTGATATTTTATTTCTTAAATTATCTACTACCTCATTAACGGTAGAATCTATATCTCTTTTTATTTGTACTGCATTTTCATTATTATTTAATGCTGTTAAACCTGCTTTAATCATTTCACGAGCTAATAAAGTAGATGTAGTTGTACCATCACCTGCTTTTTCTGCTGTTTTTATTGCAGCTTGCTTTACTAATTGTACCCCTAATTCTTGTTCAGGATTACTTAATGTTATTGATTTAGCAACTGTAACTCCATCTTTTGTAGATTGAGGTACTCCTTGGTCATTAGCAATAACTACATTTCTTCCATTAGGTCCTAAAGTTGATACAACAGCATCTGCTAATGTATCAATCCCCCTTACTAAATTTTCTCTGGCTGATGAGCCGAATTCTATTTGTTTACCCATTTGATATATCTTTTATATTATTAATTTCTTCTACACTCATATTTTCTAAAGTATCACTTAATACCTCATTAAAGTCACTTTTTTCATGTACTTTAGCTAAAATCTGGTTTTCAGGGCCAACGTAATATTCTTCTCCATCATAAGGAAGTTTTGTAAAACCCATAGTTGGTAAAACAACTTTATCTCCAACTTTAACTGTTGTTGGTATAAGTATTCCATTAATAGTAGGTTTTCCTGGTCCTACTGCTACAACTTTACCAAATTCATTTTTTTCTTTACCTAAATCAGGTACAATAATGTTTCCATAAGTAGTCTCTTCAGACTCAAACGGTTTAACGATAACCGCATCAAATAGTGCTTCTAATTCCATCTGTATATTCTTTTATGTTATTTTCTATTACTCTATATTCTTCAATATACTCAATTAAAGAATCATATTTTCTTTTAGTGTGTCTTAACTCATCGGATATTTTTTTAATAGCCTGACCAAATTCAGGGTAGTATCCTTGAGGTTTTGCATATTCTTTTCCTTTACCTTTTGACCTAAAATGGTCTTTATTTGGTATTATTCTTTCATTAACTGTATAACAAAGATCGTCTTTAGTTATATAGTAGGGCTCCAGTAAAGGATCAGAAATGACTGTAATTGCTTTTGCTTTTCTTGCCATAAGGTTATAATTTTATTTATATATCAATATACGAACAAAATTGCGCTAGAGCACGCTATTTTTGGCAAAAAATTTATTTTATTTTGATTGTTTTTGGTTTAGCTTCTTCAGCTAATGGTATAAAAATTTCTAATAAACCATTTGTTAAAGCAGCATCAATATTGTTTAAATCAAACTTTGGTGCTATTTTATATCTTAAATCAAATGATTTTTTAGATAAACCATTATGAATCATTCCATCAGGAAAGTCATCTTCTGGTTTGTCATAACTTATTTTTAAAGTATCCCCTTCAATATCTAAGACTACGTCTTTTTTAGTTAGACCAGTACAGGCAACTTCAAAATGAAGTCCGTCATCGTCAAAGAAAATATTAAGTGGATGTGGTTGTTTGAAATTTCCAACAGGTTGAAATGTGCTGTCAGATTTAAAGTGATTCCTAAAAAGGATGTCGAAAGGACTTATATGCCTTTCAAAGATTTCTAATGTACTCATATCATTTATTTTATGGGGCCGAAGCTCCCGGTTAATTTATTTTAAACATAACACGTGCTCTAGCTACAATGTTTTGTTTATTATACATATGTGAATTATTCGTTTCTCGCAATAAAATATTCACTTTCTGTTTCTTCTGAATGGAAATTTAATTTTAACATACCTTGTTCTGTTAATTTAAGTGTTCCATTATCCATGTCTTTATTTGAATTTAATATATCTTTAAATACATCAGAATCAAATGGAATTTCAATACCACTTTTAGATATATTACCTTGAAGTTGGTAAGTAATTTTATTTGAAAATCCTGTATTATCACCAAATATAAATTCACAAATATTTGTTCCATCCATATCTGTAGTACTTGTGATTAACATATTATTTACATCTGATAATGCATTTTTAGCCTTAATTAAATGTTCAATATCCTCATTAGTTAAATCAATAACCATTTCAAATGAATCAGGATCTTCATAATAAGTATTTTTACCTAAAATAAGAATATCAGCTAATGAGTAAGTAAGATCAAAATTTAAATCTGCAATATGCATTTTAGTGTATATCGCTTTAATTTTTTCTAATGAAATCATTAAATCTCCATTAGTAATAGATATTAATTTACTTAGTTTATGGGTATCAAATACACCTAATTCTGCATCTTCCAGTGGAAAATTATTGTGTACTACTTTACATACCCTACCTTTGTCTCCAGCGTAAATAGTTAATTGTTTATCTTTTATTCTCCATTTAACCTGGTTGTGTAAACCATTTAAATAGTATTTAGATATAACTGATGTTAGGGTATTTTTATTTATCATAGCTGTAATATACGAATTTTATCTTAGATTTCAAAGGAACTTAAGGCATTTGTATAAGGATTTAAGTCTAATGACCATTGTAAATCACTAAAAAATCCTTCTAATTTATTTAATAATATTGAATCAAATACTTTTTGCCTATCTGCGTAAGTATCTAAGAAATCTTGAACTTTTTCAGGAATATCATAATCAAAAAATGCTAATGCCTCTATTTTATATGGGTTATCTTTTAAGTAAATCCATTTTACTTTATCAGCCATTGTAATTAAATTATGTTTTCTATCTAAATTCCATAATTTTAATAAATCATTATAACGAATAGCAGCTCTTACGGGCGCAGGAGCACCTTTAAGTATTTCAGTAAATATTTCTCCTGCTCTTGCTTTAGTACCGGAATATTTTTCTAATTTTTTTACTGCTGTTGGATTACCTAATTTAGCTAATGAAATTTTACCCCCTAATATTTCTTTTTTAAATTCTTTAATTTGAGTAATTATACTAGCTTTTTCTTCTCCTTTCAATACCTGTTGTAATATATCATTAAAGAATTCTCCTAAAATAGGTGGAAAATTAGCTTTCATAAATTCCAATCCTTTAATATCTAGAACTTCTTTAGGAATACCCTCCTGTTTAGTTATCCATTGAGCATATCTTCTAGTAGCTCTAAAATAAGCTGATCTAATTACACATTCAGTCTTCATCTCAAGTCTATGTGACTTAACATTAAAACATTCCTCAGCTAACCTATCATAATCTTCAGATATAATATCTTGATAGGCCAAAGCAACTTTTTCCAGTTTACTATCTTTTTCCTCATCAGATAATTCTTCAAAATTAGGATATAAATGTAAAAGTATAGGTTCAGCGTTAAAGTAGTTTGAATCAGTGTCCACATAGGCACAATAATTATTATCTCCTTTATCACAAATAAACCAAGGTGTTTCTTCTAAATGTTTCATATTAAAATTGCGTATCTCCTGGGATTTGAATTACACCTCCATCTTTAGTCCCATCTGATCTAGTCCTACTATCTTTTATTAATTCAACTTCATATTTAATTCCTTTAAGTCTAAAATGTCCTCCTTGTTTTAACATTTTTTTAAAAAATGCTTCTTGTGTTTCGTTCCATTCTTCACTTATTAATATTAATTCTTCTTTGGATAATTCTACACCATTAACCAAAATATTCATATTTTTTCTTATAGATTGTTTTTTTAAAGCCATATTAATTACCTATTTCATGTTTATTTAATGCACCTAATTCTTTTATAAAGGTTAAAACTTTATGTGCTAACGCAGCAAATATAGCTAAACCAACTCCACCAACCATTAATTTAATTTCAGTTACAAATATATTAGCTGTAAATGTATAACCTAAAGTCATAATTGTATCTAATCCAATCATTACACCACTTAATGCTAAAATATATTTAGGAAAAAACTTACATAATGTTAAAACTACATAATTAACTAAAATTAATATAGGTAATAAACCTAATCCTATTAAAAGATCTGTCATATTTTATAAATTTAATTTTAATTTACCTTTCATAACTTTATTCATGTGTCTATTAGCACATAAAGCTGATTCTTGTATTATTCTATGTCCTGATAAAGTAATTGCTTCACTTAATATAGATAAATTCATTCCATATCTAAATGAAGGTAATGCTGTTGCACCATATAAACTATTAAGCAAAATTTTAAATGTATATTGCATCAAATAATTATATTCACCTTTTTCTTTATCACCTGATTTAAATGCTTTTTTCATAGCATTTTTATAAACAACTCTTTCATCAAACCATTTTTTAAGTATTGTTGATAATACTGATTCTTTATCTGTTCTAAACAATGAGCCATTAGCTGCTACAGCTAAATTATTTTGTTCAATCATAGTAATTAACCTATCAACATTTACATAAGTTTGTTTTCGTTTTGAGTTTTCTATTAATAATTCCTCTTTAGGATCACGTTCTTTTAAATCGTTAAGACCCAATCTATTATTACGGTCATCTGCATCTATAATACGCCCCATAAATGTTTCTTTACCTATGTTAATTGACATAATTATAGATGGATACAATGATGTTAAATCTTCATCAAACATATACTTGTATAATCCTGCTTTAGGGCAAAAAAGATATCCTCCAGCATAACCATCTTTCTTTTGGGGATTAGGTTCTTTGGGTGGGGGTATTATATTTTGAGATAATAGGTAAGCTGAAATTGCTCCATCTTGGGTAACACTATTAGAATAAACTTCACTATAATTATGTTTGCCTTTATGTGATAGATTTTTAGTTAAAGCAATATATTGTAATTTTTCGTCTAATTTTTTTAATATCTCAACATCAACAAAGTTATATTGAATAAATTTATGGATATCAGTTTCAAATAGTTGATCTAAATTACCCTCGTATTCAACCTTTTTCATTCCAACATATTTCTCTCCAATAGCATCTAATTTCCAGCTAGGTTCATCTTTCCAACTGTATTTTTTATGTAAACGAATATAATCAAGGGATTCAACTCCTATAATATCTACATATTGATTTCGTTTATAGAAAAATTTAGAAAATTTCTTTGACTCTACTTTACCTAAAGGTGATAAATGATCAGCAAATTCTTTACCTATTGTATTACACATTCTATAGTATAAATAAGGTATATCAAAATAATCTGAGTTGTATCCTATTAAAATGTCAGGATCTATGTCTCTAATTTTTTCGATAAATTTAGCTAATAACTCATTTTCTGTTCTACAAGGTATAATTTCCTTATTTTTTGCCTTAGTATGTTTTAATTGATTCTTTTTATCTAAAATTAGAATATGCCAAGTATCAGGTGTTTTATCCCACCAAGCAATTGAAGTAATAGGCATAGGAGCACTTTCTATATAATCTTCTGTTAAGGCTCCTCCAATTTCACACTCAATATCAAAAAATATTTCTCTATGACCTGTAGAAGGTATATCATTGGTTCCATATCTTTCAACTAAAAACTTTTGATGAAGTTTCATATCGTGAAAATGAAGACCAGGAGTATTTTTGTGCTTATAATCAGGATTTTTAGAAAAAAACCAATTATCAGTAGGTTTTAAATATTCACCATTTAATCCAATATTAGAGTGTTCTTCTTCCTCACATTCTTGATATGCTATATTTTCATAAGGAATAATTTGATGACCACCTTCCTCTTCCCAAAGGTGCATTTCAAAAATATTACTTCCTAATTTTTTCCCTTGATAACATTTTTTATACATTAGTCAATCACTTCAACTTCGTAAAATTTTTCTAACTCATCATCTGTAAAAAATTGAGACAGATCTGGTTTGTAATAGTTGATAGATTTCATTACTTTTCTATCACGTGTTCTATATACTACGAATCTCTCCCCCACTTTCTCATAGTGACATGACTCAGCTTGTTCTTTAGAGCGGAGGGAGACAGTTTCCATGGCTTCTTCTTCAGTGCTGCAAGACTTCGACATATTGCTTCCTTGTACTTCTTGATAGGCTGGCCATATCTTATCTTTAAGACCATGTAACATAGTGCCGTTCCCAAGGGAAACGTAAGCAATATCGCACAAAGCATCCAAAACTTCCACGATGTCTCCGTTTTCGCAAGCCTGTCTATATTCTTCCAATTCTTCAAGTACAAAGTCGTATACGAATTGCCATTCCTTTTTTTCTGGTATTGTCGGTTCATAATTATTTGGTTTGCCAAATGTGGCATTAAATTGTTCTACTTCATTTACAAATGGGACATCTTTTAATTTTTCCCATTGATACGCAAATTCTAATTGTTTTCCCATTATTTACTCATTTTTTTCCACCAAGGTGTTTTGGCACCTTTGGGCATTGTTAGACCACCAATATAATGAGAATCACTCAGATGCTCAACCTGTTTTAAATAATCTGGTAGAGCTTTTGAATCTGATCTTTCCCACGGATAAACTAACCATTCTTCTCCTACTTCTCTAGCATATAAATTTGGTTTAAATTTAGAAGTTGGTTTATGGTGAAGTACAGCATGATAAACTCCAGGTGCATCATTTAAAGTATGTCCTGTATCATTAATATCATCAATAACTAAAGTATTTCTACCTGGTTGCATCGTCCAAGGTAATCCTAATTCATGGGAAACTAATACTGCTGGGATTAAACCTCCTCTTGGTAACCCCATTACTGAATCTATATTTGGGTAATCCATAAAGATTTTTGTACATAGTGTTTCTACATCTCTTTTTACATCATCCCAGCTTATATAAATTTTATTTTCTAATTTTAACATAACTATATATTGTGTCCTCCGTTATTTATTTTTAGTGAATCAAAAAATTCCTTTCTTGCTAAATTATCATTATCTCTAAATACACCTGACGCTTTTGTTGTAACCATAGCAGCACCTTGATGTTTAACCCCTCTACAACTTACACAATTATGTGTTCCTACAATAGAAACAATAACACCTTTATTATTTTCACAAATTTTATCTACAGCATTATGAATTGCTGATGTAAGTTGTTCTTGAATTGCTCCTCTCCTTCCAAACAATTCTACTATTCTATTTAACTTAGATAATCCAATTACTCTACCATTATCACCAACAACATATCCAATATGAACTACACCTCCAATTGTTTGGTGATGATGAGAACACATTGATGTTAATGGAATATTTCGTTCAATTACAATACCATCATAACCATCTGATGGAAATGATGTAATTGGAGACATTTGTGTATATCTTCCAGCCCATAAATCATTAACATAAGCTTTAGCTACTCTATGAGGTGTATCTGATGAATTAGGATCATTTTGCCAATCACATTCTAATGCTTCTAAAAATCTAGCATAAGCTTTAGTAGCTTTTTTAATCATTTTCTCCTTTTGTTTATCATTTAATGGAAAGTTAGGAGAAACTCCATTTGCAAATCCTTTTTGTACTACCTCTAAATCCGTGTGTTGTTTTTTTCTACTCATTTTCTAAATAACTTTTTAATTTATCTATTAATACTAATACTTCGTCTGGTTCCATTGTAATAGCGCAACAAACCCCAACATTTTCTTCAATTTCCTCTAATATCTCTAGTGCTTCTTCTCTAGACACAACGTTCTGTATTAAAAGCCATAATATGGGAACGTCCTGTATATCTCCAACCTCTATCTCTTACAAAATTCATAACAGGACCATAACTTTCAAATAAAGATTCTCTATCATCACCAGCAGGCATAGCCCAAACTTTATGATCTGGTATATTACATTTTTTCAAGAATTCTTCTACTTCACTAACCATAGATAATTTATTATCCAAAACTGGTTTTATGTGATAATCATCATGATATTCAATTGATTGTAATATTGCTTCAATGTTTAGTCTTTTTGAATTGTGTTTTTTTACCATTCTTTCGTCTACAATAGCTCCCTGAGGTGTTTTGGCACCAATAACAGGAACAGAATTACTAAACTTGGGACTAATACTAAGTAAATTAATAGGATAATCGGTAGGTAAAAAATGAGATCCTTCAGTTTCGATAGTAATGAATATATCTCTTTCATGTGCAAAGTGTGTTAATTCATTAACTAATTTTGGATGCATAGTTGGAGAACCCCCAGTTAACATCATTTCTTTAATATGGGGATTATTATCATACATGTCTATAATATCTTGGAAACAGTAAGTACCTTTTTCTGGGTGAATACTTGTATACCAAGAATCACACCATCCACCTTCTCCAAAGTAGCATCTATGTGTGCATCCTGATGTTCTAACTACGATTGTTGGGTAACCTTGTCTGCTACCTTCTGATTGTACGGCTGTATATAATTCTAATACACCCAGTGTTTTTTGATAGTCTTCTATCCTTTTTAATTGTTTGTGCATATTGTTAATTTTTTAGAGTGGTTTTTCATTCACTAATAACCTATTTATTCGCTATAATAAGCAGCGTTTTTACCATGCTCCATGAATTTTACTTTTGTAACTCTAACTCTATTATCAGTTTCAGTCTTAACAAATTCATTAAGCTTATTATAAATATATTCAGCAAATTTTTCAGCGCCAGTAGCTTCCATTACTCTTACTTGAGCTACTCCTACAGCATCCATTTGTTGAAATGCTTTTACTTCAGGATCATCTTCTGCTACAATTAAAGTATGATCAAACATATAGTCCATCCATGCTTTAGGTTGTTTTCCATCTATCAGAGTTTTAGCTCTTTTCATTCCTCCAAAATCCCATACCCAATTTCTATGATCTAATTCTCCTTCAAAATATACTTTAAAAGATATTCCATAACCGTGTACAAATCTACAGTGTGTACCTTCAGCTTTCCATTGACGAAACACTGTACTAAATCCGTCAAATACTTTACTTGATTGAAATTTACCCATTATAAAAATTTAAAATTTTATCGTCTGATTGGAGACCAACCATACGTCTTATCTCTTCTCCGTTTTGATTAACTAAAACCAAACTAGGAACACTTCTTACACCATATTTCATTGACATTTCTTGATTTTGATCAATATCAATTTTTCTATAGTTAATTTGTCCTTTTAATTTTTCCATTCTTGGAGCTAGTGCTTTACAAGGACCACACCATGCTGCTGTAAAATATAAAATAATATTCATAATTAAACTAATTCTTCCATTATACCAATTGCTTCACTAAATATAAGAACTCCTACTGCAATAGGCAAGGAATAAAGTAAAAGTCCGTATCCAACTATTCTTATAGCTGATTTTAAAAAACTTATTTTTTGATGCCAATACGCATCTGGTAAATCTTGTAACATAATTTATTTTTTTATTTTTAAACTGTTTTTGTAGTCAATAAGAAATCCTATTCCTACAACTATATTCATACCAATAGATGAAAAAATTTCTACTAAATCATGAAAATTATGAATTGAAAGATGTACATGACCTACAATCCAAAAAGGGATAGCTAGGTTTTGACTTATCCAAATTAATAAAAATTCAAAAAATTTTTTCATACATTACTATTTGTTGGCTCGCTAGGGGTCGAACCTAGACTCTTCTGGACCAAAACCAGACGTGTTGCCAATTACACTACGAGCCAAATATATTAAGCTGAATAATCAGCTAATACTTTAGCTACTGAATCTCTAGCTACTTCCCAATCTACTGGACCCGTTTCATCTTCATATTGAACAGGATCCGGACGACCCAGAGCAATAAACGCTTCAATTCTTTCAACAGATGAAGCAGATTTATAATCACTGTTCCCACTAGAATAAGGCTTATAACTAGTATTAGTTCTAGAATAAACTTCGTCAAATTCAACATTTAATACCCCACATAAATATTCTCCATTTTGAAGAATACCTAATTTATCAGTATCAAGATAAGGTGTAAAATAACCTACTCTATCTGCATCCCAATTTCCAATTCTAAATGCTGCATCATCAGCGTCTCTAAATTCTTGTCTACAATCAGGATAAATTGCATGATCACCAGCATGTATTCCTAAACAAATATCAACTTGCTCTTTTGTGGCATTTGCTTTAGATAAAGCAACCGCCTGTGTAATAGACGCAAACATTTTATTTCTGTTAGGTACTACTGTTTCTTTCATATTATCTTGTTCATAGTGTCCTTCTGGGACATCATCTCCCCCTTCTACTAAAGCAGAATTTAACAAATCCACTAAACCATCTAATTTAATTTGCTCATAGGTTACCTTATGACCTTCCATATTTAGATAAGTAATTAATGATTTTGCTCTTTCAAGTTCAACTCTATGCTTTTGACCATAGTCAAATGATATTGCAGTAACTGTATCATACTCAGATATCGCTCTAAGTAAAAGTGTAGAACTATCCATTCCTCCACTTAGCGAAACAATTGCATGTTTATTCATAATTAAAAAATATTAAAATGACCCAGTATGTTTTGGATAGGGTCTAAATCCATTTATTTTTCTAAATTTACCTATATTTTTGGCTATACTCATTTCTATATTATCACTTAATTTTTTATTAAAATGATTATTCATATTAGCCTTAGGTTTAATTGTTAATCCTTGTTCTGTATACGTATGTCTATCTATTCCAGCCATTATTGGGTTAGAAGTATCTATTGATTCTATTTGAGGATGATTATCATACCAACCAAATTCTTGAGGTATAGAACATCCTAATAAATGATATTTAACATTTTTTAAATGGTCTAAAGCTAATAATCCTTGTACAAATCTAATTCTACCTAATGCTTTACCCATATCTGGGTTAGTGTGAGGGAAGAAATCATTGTACCATGTTGCTCCATATGATACACATAATTTATTATAACCTAAGTTATGTAATAAATTAGCACATAAATATGCATCATTTTTATCTTTACCTTGTATTACAGCTGTTATTTTTGTGTTTTCTGGGTATTCAAATTGTTTCCAATATTTAGCTTGAGCTGCCGTCATATGTCCTTGCATCCAAACATCAGGCACAATAAATTCATTTGGTTCTAATTTATTAACCCAATGTAATAATCTTTTATGGTCGTATGCTTCTCCTAATTCATGAAGCGAATTATCCATAATAATATAACGTCCTTGTTTTTTAGAATATTCAAAAAATTCTCTATATTCTTTATCCTCATCTAATAAATGGGGTAAACAATAGTCATAATCATTAAAATTAAGAGATTCATTTAGTAAACTTTTTGGTACTTCGTGACTTATTTTCATATTTTTCTAGGTCGTCCCCTTTTAGAGACATAATGTTTTTTTCTATATTTTTCTTCTATAATATAATAAAGATCAATTAATTCTCCACAGCATTCTAAAGCTTCTTTTTCTACTTGTTCTCTTGTAATATCAAAATTTCTTATAAATAAATTATAAATAGTATCTAGTTTATTAAATTCATCTTTTTCATAATCTTCTAGTAATCTTTTTCTTCTAGCTCCTAATAATTTAGACTTTTCTAGGAATTTTTGATAATCCTCATCACATTCAGCTAATATATCATTCATCATATGTTCACATAAATAAGCTTGTAACATAAAGGGAGATTGGTCAAAATCACCATTTAAAATTTTATCACGAAAGCTAGCTTTGTAGGGTAATGGTTTGTTTTTTGATTCATACCATCTCCACCATCTAAATTGATTATAATTTAGCTTTTGATAATTCTTTAGACGTCTTTTTACTGTATTCCTAGATAAAGGAGGGTTGAACATATAACTTTTATTTGGGGTAATATACGAAATTTTTTTTGCTATTCCAAATTTTAATATATTTTTGTTAAATCATCATCTTTATTTCCACTAATTCTTTTCTTTAATCTATCAATTTCTTGGTTAACTCTATTCCATTCATCTGTGCCTTTAGGATATTTACTTTTCATATTATTATAAACTTCTAAATCACTTTCATCTACTTTTCCATCTTTATTTAAATCATCAGAATCATAATGCTCCCCATCATTACCATTTTGACCTATAATATCCATTCTATCTTCATCTATTTTTGAATAAGAATCGAAAATATTTGGTTTATCTTCGACTTTTTCTTGGTATAGGTTTTTTTTGTATCTTATTTTTGGGTAAGCTTGATTATAAGCAAAATTAGCAGCTACTACTAATGAAACAGCTAATGGATCAAACACAAAAATTATAATTAAAAGTAAAATATTTATAATTTTATCCATAGGATAACCGGTAAGACCCGATAAATACTTAAGTGGACCTAATTCTCCAGCCACTTCTACATTATTATCTAGTTCCAGTATTTGACGTTGGTATTTACGTAACGAATCTATCGCAATATCTCGTTTTATATTGACATCTTCCCGTTTAGTTTCTTCAATTCCAAGTCTAGTTTGCGCAGCTCGCAAATCAGCTGTTGAAATTGTATTTCTAAGACCTCCAGCCACAGTAGTATCTTTGACTTGAATGGTGACGGATCTTGCATTAGATAAAGCAGTAATATTTTCTGAAATTTGGTTAAGTTCATTTTCATATCTTGTTACATCTTGTTGATAAAAATTTACTTTTTGTTGAATGAAACTTTTTTCATTTTCTACATAAGTTAATTGATTAAAAGTGTCTTGATATGCTGCTGATAAAAAACCATAGATACCCATACTAGTTATAATTATTAAAATAATAGTAGCAATAGATAAATAAGTTCTTAAAATTTTATTTATTGTACCCCAGTACTGATATAAAAGTGAAGCCGTAACTAATTTAGCAAATTCTAATGATCCCGCCATTATTATTACTTCTGTACTTGCTCCCGCAAATAATTTACTCAGACCAAATACAGAATAAAAAGCTGCTGAACCTGATACTGAAAGGGCTGAAAAAGCTATTAGGAATGGGAACATTCCTTTTTTAATATTTTTAAGCATGATTATAAATATAGGGAAGAGTTAATAATAAGCCAAGTTATTATACAATATCTTTACTTTCTAATAGAGTATATGTAAAAGAATTACCCCAAACTTCTCTTGCAGATTGACAAATATCTAAAAATATATGCCAATCATCATTATGAGCAATTACCTGACAACCAGCGGACCATTTATCTACTCTTGTAGATTTTCCACCTGATCTGCCTGTAGCTCTATGTATGTTTATACCAAAAATTCCTTCTTGAACTGACTCTTCTAATAAGTCATGTTTATTATCTAAGTTATTATCTCTATAAACTTTAACTGGTTTTTGTTGTCTTAGGGCTAAATATTTACCTTGATGTAAACCTAATTTATGAGAACCTCTATATTGACCAGGTTTAAGAATAGCAACACCCTCTTCTCTCATAATATTTTCTACCCAATGTGAACCTGGGTCTGTGGTACATTTAAAACAATGAAAATTCCATTCACCATCTACTTTGTAAGACACAGTCATACAATCATCAAATGCATTTGTAACTCTACCTTTAGTTTCAGAGTTTCTTACTCCTACTATATTTACATCATAATCACCACCAGTAAAGTATTTATAACCTTTACTAGCCATTGTGGCTTCTATTTGTTCTCTTGTGTAACAACTCATAATAAATTATTTTCTATTGCCAAATATTTTACCAACTTCAGCTATACCAAAACATCCTAGTACAACTATAACAAAAGAGTCATAAATAAATTCATTAATAACTAAATCTTTACCTATGTATCCTGTTAGTAAGTCAGTAAATGCAAATAACACCATTACAGCAAAAGCAATAAATCCAACTACGGATTTTTCATTGATATTATTGTTATCATCAAATAAGTTCTTGAATCCCATCCATTTACTTTTTAAATAATTAAACATAATATAACTCTTTAGTAAAACTTATTTATACTTTTTTAACTCTTTTAGCTCGTCTTTTTCTTAATTTTCTTTTTTTCTCAGCTTGAATTTTATTCCATTCTACTAATAAGTAAGTTTGTACTTTAATAACATTAGTACATGTATTAGTTGTAGTAACACTTACTCTAGCATGGTCATATCTTTCAACTACAACTTTTACACATTCTTTAGATGGTTTTTGTTGAGCTGAAAGGGATAAAGTAAAAATTAATAATAAAACTGTAATTAAATTTTTCATATTTTGATTTTTATTATACATATTAAATTAAAATGCACTCATTATGAGTTCATCTATATAATCTTGAAGGTCTTCTTTAGTTGCTGCAATTTTAAAACTTAAATCCGCTTGGAATCTTTTTACTTCTTCTCCATCTTGAAAAACTATAATAGTTGGAACAACTACTACATTATGTTTTGTTTGGATTGCAGGGTCTTTTGCTATATCAACTTTAGTTACGTCACAATCTGTTAATGATTCAACCCAATTAACGTCATTTGCTCCATTCCATCCAGCATTAAAATGGGTTACAGTTATTTGACTAAAAATTGAGGTGCTCGTAAGTAAAAGTAATAATAAAATTGCTTTTTTCATAATTGATTATCTTAATTCATCAATCTTTTCCTCAATACGTTTCATGTCTTCCTTTAGCTCCTTTACATCTTCTTGTGTTGTCATGATTGTTTGACGGATTAATTGATCTTTCATATCATACTCCATTCTTGTAACATCTGGTGGAGGTGGAACTGGTAGTTCTTTTGCTTCAGCTATATCTGCCTGAAGCGCAAACCACATTCCAATTACAGTTGCTATTGCAGCTGCAATGCCACCTAAAGTTTGTAAGCTAACCGTAAAGCTGGTATTTTCACTTAGTTCTTTTGTTTTTGCCATTTTTTATTAAAAAATTATATAATTTACACCCATAGAAAATTTATGCCAATTTCTATTCCAGTATTTGTTATAAGTACCTTCTGCGAATAGTCCTAGTGATTTATTTAACTTATATCCAAAAATAACACCTCCAGAATAATCTATCCATTGTCCTCCATTATAATTATGGTAAGAAAAAGTATTATTTTGTTTAACATGATAAGGCATTATATTACCCCAAGCATGAAACCAAAAATCTTTTTGATATTTGTAATAGTCTAGTCCAAATATTAAAGAATATTCTAATTTTAAATCAGCTTGATTCTTTTTCTTTTCTACATAATTTTCTAATACTTGTGGGATAATAACTTCCTCCCAAACTGCTGTGCTACTAGCAACAACATTTCCAGAAGGGTCTAAATACTCAGTATTACCTGGGCCGTTAAAATTAACACTATATCCTTCTTGGATTGCTAAATAAGTATAATGTAAGTTTCCATTAGCAAGCATCCATTCTTCTAAAGGATCATAACCATAGGGTTCTGATAATCTTTGTGCCGAACCTACATTAATTGATAATTCTTTTGTTATATTCCTTTTATATCTTTGTGATGCTTCAAAATATTCTATCCCAACAAAACCACTAGATAAATATTCTACCTTAGCAATCCAATCATCAGCTACATATCTTATAAAATGGTGTTGATCTAAATATTTTACTCCTTGTATTCTTCTATAATCACCTTCAAATAAAAATTCAAATCCTTTTATTTTTCCAACATTAGCTTGATCTGAAAAAGAAGATTCTGTACCATCATAAAATACATTAGCTCTATTTTCGTAATCAAATCTTGCAATTTTTCTAATTCCTAATGCTAAAGAATAATCAAAAGGTGTTTCAATAACATTAGATACTAAAGCACCAGTATTTACTGTAAAAGTATTTCTATCTGATAAAGAAGTACCACCATTTACTGCTGCATAGAATGTTGAAAACTTAAAAGTCTTTTTTAAATCTTTTTTAAATTTAGAAGGTTCTTTATTTTCTTGACTAAAACCTAGAAACGGTATTACTAAAAGTAATATTAATAATTTTTTCATTTTATTGTTTTATTATTTTTTTATTAAATGTTTGACCTTCATAAGTAACAGTAAGTAAATAAACTCCTGATTCTACATTTGATAGATCGATTTGGTTTTTATTTGAATTTTCAATTACGATTCTTCCTGTCGCATCAAAAACTGAGTATGTTATGTCTAAACCATTTGAATTTATATTAATTATATTGGCAGATGGGTTTGGATAAACAATTATACCACTAAATCTATTGAATCTTCCATTTATATCAATTCCATCAGGCCACCCATTTTCACAGTAATTATACATTTCTTGACATACTGGATCCCAATCATTATCACAGCAATAATTATCTACATCAATTACCCAAGCGTAACAGTTATTATTTAACCAATACGGTTCACCAGGTCCAGTAATACAACCTGCATCATATAAACAAGCATCTGGATCTGATACATTAGCGTCAGGATCATAATTATAAGAATTTGGATCTGTACAACCAACAATTGGTGTTATACAACTTCCATTATCAGTATTAGCTAGTGGATTATAATTAACAGAATCTGGATCTGTACAACCATAAACAACTTCTACACAAGAACCATTATCTGTGTTAGCATCTACATTATAATTAAATGCTGTAGGGTCAGTACAACCATAAATAACAGGTACACAAGAACCATCATCTACATTAGCACTAGGATTATAGTTAAATGCTAATTCATTCATACAGCCTTCAACAACTGGAATACAATCTCCAGGAGTATTAGCATCTGGGTTATAATTGAATGCTGCTGGATCCATACATCCTACTATTTCATCTTCACAAGAACCATCATCAACAGTTGCTTCTGGGTTATAATTGAATGCAAATTCATTCATACAACCATAGATAATAGGTATACAAGATCCATCATCTACATTTGCATCTGGGTTATAATTTAAAGAACCTTCAGTCATACATCCTTCAACTATTGGAATACAAACATCTCCACAATATGGCATTGCTTCATAAGTTATAAAGAATGGGGATTCAAAGTTTTGTAGTGCACCTTGACCATTATTTTCAAATGGGTTTTCTCCTTCACTTATTAATATTTCTCCATCTAATCCTTCTATTAAGAATGAATTATGCCAGGTTTGGAATTGTACTTCTTCTGGTGTTGATTGTGGACCACCTACTTGGAAATAATATACTTTTACTGAGTGTGATGAAGATAAGGTTAAAGGAAATACTTGTTCTGGTGAACCAGGACCCATTGTATAAGTTCCTAATGATACATCATTTTGAGTAATACCTATAAAAGAATTACCCCATCCATCTCCTGCGGCATCTTTTAAGATTAAGTTATAATCACATGTTGGTATTATTTCTTGTAATGTAGCATCAGGATTATAATTAATTGAATTTTCATCCATACATCCTATAATGTGTAATGTTTCACATGAACCATCATCAATATTAGCATCAGGATTATATTCTTGATAAGCTGGGTCTGTACACCCATAAATTTCTTCTGTTACTTCACATTGTATACCAAACTGTTGACCTGAGTATAAAGTAGATCCGAAATCTGGGTCTTCCATTTCCCAAATTATATCACCATTACAATCATATATTATTATTTCTCCATCTAAACTACCACCTGAAGTTGATCCAGCTAGACCATCTCCATAAGTATCATTTACAATAAGTTCAAATCCTGCATCTTGGTCAATACAGAAATTGTAGGTATAAGTTTGCCCAATATCATTATAATCATATTCTCCAGTTGGAACTTCTCCAATAATTCCACCACTATTCATAATCCAACTAATTTCATTAGGCCAATTATCAAATGTAATTTCCATTGTAATTTGATATTGTGTATCAGTATCACAAGTTGTCCCTGAACAAGAACCATCATCTATAGTAGCCCAAGGATTATAAGATTCTTGATTTGGATCAGTACATCCTTCTATACAAGGTTCAGGAGTATAAACTATTTCTTCAGATAAAGAATCATCAGTAAATTTTACTTGTAAATAATGTTCTACACTCCAATTAGGTGGCATTTGACCATACCCTGCATAAACACCAAAAAGTTCTGCATCTGGGTTTACTTGGTATTCAAATGGACCTGCTCCTTCAGCATTTGAGTAAATTACTGATTGTACCTCACATTCTGTTTCCCATGAAAAATAAATAATAGCTTGACCACCATTTATACATGTTTGGTCTGCTGATGGATTTGTTAATCCTGTTTCACAAGGAAGAGGAGGACATTGCCATTCACAAGTATCCCAACAGAATTTAACTTGTCCATCTCCTGGGATTTCACTAGGTATTAATTTTCTTGCTCTACCATCAGTAAAACCATAATCAGTTCCTAAAAATAAACACTCCGCTGTGTCTTCATAATATTCTGTACCATCAGAATCTACTATTTTATAAACAAAATATAAATCAGTAGATGGATCTGTTATATCTAGATAAATTTCTTGTCTCCAAATACCATTCCCATCATCATCATCTAAAGCAATTTCAGAATAAGCTGGGTTAACATTTCCAGTAGTTGCTGTTATTGTTGATTTATCAAAAATAATGTACATGCTTATATCTTCTGGTATAGTACCTAATTCTATAGCATTTGTAAGTTTACTTCTAAAAATAGTTGGAGTATCAGAATATGTTTGGGATATGCCTATAAAAGGTAAGGCTAAGCATAACCATAATAATAATTTTTTCATTATAAAATTTATTTAATAATTTATTTATAAATATAAAAAAAAGGGATGCTAGTGCATCCCTTCTTCAATTTTTCCGCAATCTTTGCTTATTTCTTAATAATATAATATAATACAAAGGCACCTACTAATCCAAGTAAACCTTCTGCGTTAAGACTGCCTAATATTCCCATAATATTATCTACTATAGATAAATCATTCCAAAAAGGAATACCTACTCCGCCAAATAATACTTCAAGTACTATTCCGAGTCCAACAACTGAAATTCCGATTTCAGTCAGTTTATTAGCCCAAGAGCCAATTTTAGTTAAAATTTCCATAAAAATATGATTTTAGTTAAACAAAATGTAACTAACAACTATGAAGAATAACGGTTATACATATGACTACCCGTCACAACTCACACAATCTGCCATTCTTGAGCCAAGATCACCTTTTATCACACTGTCAGTTCTTAAATAATAGAGTGTTTTTATCCCAAGCTTCCACGCTTCCATATGTACTTGATTTATCCATTTTGGTGAATCATTGGGGTCAAATGATAAATTCAGAGATTGAGTTTGGTCAATATATCTTTGTCTTATCGCGGCTTGTCGTACAAGTTCTAATTGGTTTATTTCAGAAAACGTTAAAAATAATTCTTTTTCATCAGGGGTTAATACACTATCTGGGAGATTTTGTACTGATCCACCATCTTGTAACATTTGTTCCCACCATTTATTTTTATTTTGCTTTTTTTCTTCCAGTAAGGCTTCTAATACTTTATTTTTTCTAATAAAAGTACCTTTAGCACCATTAAAAGTATAAACATTCCCAGGTAAGGGTTCAATACCAGCTGATATCCCACCTGTTATAACAGAATTAGAGACTGTTGGAGCAACAGCAAGTAAATGAGTATTTCTCATACCTGTTCCTCTACACCACATAGGTTCTCCATACTCAACAGCTAATTCCATTGATGCTTTTTCTGCTTTATTTCTTATATCAGAAAATATATTATGAGTATGTGCTGTAGAAGCTATAGAATTAAATGGTAGTCCTTTTTGTTGTAAAAATGTATGCCAACCCATTACACCTAAACCTAATGCTCTACCTTTTTTAGCATGATAATGAGTTCTTCTTAATGAATCTTTACCATTAGATTTATCTATAAATTCTTGCATTACACCATCTAAAAACCAAGTTGCTAATTCAACTGTGTCTGTATCCTTCCATTCTTCATATTTAGCTAAATTTAAAGAAGATAAACAACAAATAAATGAGTGTTCTTCATCTGTAAATAATGTAATCTCAGAGCATATATTAGTCATAGTAACTTCTAAATTATTTAACCTATATGCTATTGGGTTATCTTTATTAACATTATCTTTATACATTACATAAGGCTCTCCTGTTTCCATTCTAGCTTTAAGTATAGTTGCCCAAGTATTTAACGTTTCTGGTTCTCTAGCTTCTAATTTACGCATAAAATTATCTCCTACAACTACACATTGATGTAAATTTAAGCATTGTCTATTAGGATCCCCTTTTGGTCTTCTTATTTGTAAAAATTCATCTATATCTGGATGTTCAATATCTAAATTGACTGATGCAGCCCCTCTTCTCACATTACCTTGATTTGTTGCTATAATAGAAGAATCATAAATTTTACACCAAGGAACAACACCTTCAGATTTACCATTACCTGCTATTTCTGTACCTCTAGGTCTAATACGAGATACACCAATCCCAACACCACCACCTTTAGAAGTTAATCTCATTAATTCAGCATTTGTTAATCCTATTCCCCTAATTGAATCAGGAGTATCAATACCATAACAAGAAATAGGTAAGCCTCTATCTGTACCCATATTAGAGATAACAGGAGATGCTAATCCAAGCCAACCATTCCATATTATTTTATAGAATTTAGCTTCCATTTCTGGTTTTTTAAGTCTAAATGCAGCTGCTTTAGCAACTCTTCTATACGCTTTTTTTACGTCTTCACCTGGGAGAAGGTAACCCTTAGATATTGTTGCTAATGAAATCTCATCCATCCATTCAGGATAATTTTTTCCTGCTTCCCAATCACTATAATCTACTTGTAATGCGTTATTTTCCATTTTTTTTACATTTACATTTACAATTTAAGCTTTGACAGCCTACTTTTTCTTTATTACCTAATGAACCAATTAACATGGCCATTATTGTACCTAAAACAGTTAAAACTAATATTCCTTCTTCTACTACACTCATATTAAAATAATGCTGATGAATCCCAATTTTGGACTCCTTTTGAATAATTTGTAACTCTGTTTGCAAAGAAATCTGTGTGTTGTTTTCCAGCTGATAAACTATCAAACCAACTCATTCTTTGTACTGCTTCTTGGTCAATACCATTTACAATAGGTTCATATCCTAAATCACCCATTTTAGTATTTACTCTATGTTTTATAAATGAAACTAAATCATATTTAGAACATCCTTCTAAATCACCCATTTCATAAACTTTATCTATAAAATCTAATTCTAACTTTAAAGATAATCTAGCTGCTTCCTCAACTTGAGTTTTTAATTCAGGTGTATCTAATTCAGGATGTTCTTTAAGTAAAGTTCTAAATAACCAACAACCTGCTTCTGAGTGTAATGATTCATCTCTAATACTCCATTCTACTATTTGCCCAACACCTTTAAGTAAATTTCTTAATTTAAATGACAATAAAACAGCAAATGATGAAAATAAATTTACACCTTCTGTAAATGCAGAAAATATAGCTAAAGATTTAGCTCTTTCATGCCAATCAGGATTACCCTCATGATCATCTCTAACATTCATTAAATTTTCTATTTTAGCCATTGTTGTTTCATCTTCTAAAAATTCAGCAAAATCATCTAAACCTAATTCTTCATTTAATAAAGAATAAGCTTCAGCATGAATAGTTTCAAAACAACCAAAAGTAACAGCCATAGCTATAACCTCTGGTTTTCTAAACCATTTTGTAACCAAAGTAGACCAATAATCATTTACTACAGTTTCTGTTTGAGCAAACCCTTTTAAAATAGAACCAATAATATTTTTTTCTGTTTCTGTTAAATTTTGTTTCCAATCATTTACATCTGCCATCATAGGTACCTCAGTCCAAAGCCAATGTGCTTGTTGTTGTTTCATATAAAAGTCAAAAGCTTTTGGATATTCAAAAGGTTTATAAACTATTCTTTCTTGCATTAATGATTTTTTTGCCATTTAATTAATATTAATAAATTATTTTTTAAATTCTTTTAATTTTTTCCATAACATTTGCTTATCATAGTTATCAACATCTGTGTCAAATTTATTTGAAGCCGTTTTTGGGGCTAATGTTTCTTCTTCACTATCTTTATAATCAAATACTTCAAAATGACCTGTTGAAGTGTCGGCACTAACAGAAAATGTAAGGCCATCCATACCATATCTATTTTTCATTATATGAAAACGACCGGTGCCATTGACTTTATCTTCTTTTTTTCTAGATAAGGACATCGCGAAATCAGAAATCATCATTTTATCATATGATCCTGCTGCTTTATCTCCTTCTATAATTTTGTCTTGTGCACCTGCTCTGTTTACCTGTGAAACAGACCAAATAGGTATGCTTAATTGCCTTGCTAATCCTTTTGCGCTGCTATAAATATCATCAATTTCGTCTTTACGTTCACGAGTTTTTCTTTTTCCTGAGAGAAGGTCTACATAATCAATAATTACTAAATCTGGTCGAACCCCCATACCAGAACATTTATTAATATGCGACTCAATAGTTGACATAGTTGCTCTACCTGTTGGGAATTCTTTAATAACTAATTGACCAGGTAATTGAGGAACCATTTCTTCAACTTTATCTTTAAATGAATCAATTTTAGTAACTGGTATCTTAGTAAAGAAAGAGTCATATCTCTTTCCAATATAATCTTCGCCTAGTTCTAAAGTGTAATGAATAACATTATAACCTAACCTTACTGCATACCCACCTAAAGCAACTAAAGACCACGATTTACCACCTCCAGGATTACCAAAGATAAGACCAAAATCTCCATTTCCCAGTCCACCTTGTAATAATTCATTAATACGATCCCAAGGCGTAGGTATAGTAATTCTAGAATTTTTTCTATATCTATCTTCAATATTTTTATTATATTCATGTCCTACGTTTTTATCTTGCCCAGCTTTTAAAGCATTATCAACTATATGTCTTATTCCTTCAAAGTCTCCTGCTTTTAATAAATCAACAGAAGTCATTAAAGCTTTTTTTAATTGTTGGTTTTTACAAAAATTAGTAAACTCTTCTTGTACATATTCTAAGTCTTCATCTGATGTAACATAAGCTTGTTTTAATTGTTCCTTTATAGATACTTTTAAAACATCATTATCTAACTTTTGTAATTCAACTTTAAGTACTTCTAATGAAGGTGTCGTATGATACTTATCATAATATTTTAAAATTTCTTTAATTGTCCATTTTTGAGCATTATTTTCAAAATATTCTTCACTAACAATATCATGAATATTAGTTAAAAACTCTTTATGAGTAAGTAATGAAGATAAAACCTTTATCTGAAATTCTGTTCCGTATTGATTTATATTATTTAATGTCAATTTTGTAACCTTTAAATTGTAAAAAATTATCTCTTAACCATATATCTAAATTCCTAATCATACCTCCTAATTTATCCGTATTATATAATTGAATAAAAAGTTTATTATGTAAATCAGGAAATTCTGATTCAATAACTGTGTCAAGGTGTTCTTTTTCTTCTTCATCTATCATGGGAATAGATAGATCCATAACTTTATAACTAGTTTCCAACCTATTTCTATCATGTATTATTCTTGAATATACAACATGTTCTTTAAATTTCCTAGTAGATATATCAAAAATATCCTCTAATATTAGTTTTTGTTCTTTTAATTCAGGAAATTTTTTAAATATTCCTTTCATACCTAAACCTTTAACTCCTGGTATTTTATCTGAGTTATCCCCTAATAATGTTTTGTATAAAATAAAATTACCAGATAAACAACCAAATTTCTCTTCAACAGTTTTAGGTGTATAATATTCTTTTTCCATTGGTCTATATAAAATAATTTTATCAGTAACCAATTGAACAAAATCTTTATCACTAGAAACTATGAATACAGTTGAATTAAATTTTTCAACAAATTTTTTAGATAACACTGCTATAACATCATCAGCTTCTACCTTATCAATTGTTATGGTTTTAATAGGTAATAATTTTAAATACTGGATTAGACGCACTATTTGGTCTACTTTCGCATCGTGTTCATCATCAACATCTTCAAATATTTCCCAATTAGTAATTCGTTGAAGGTTTCTATCCTCTTTGTATTCGGGGAGTAGGTTCTTGCGGTTGGTTGTTGAACCCACTCCATCGAATACTACATAAACAGAGGTTGGTTGAACTTGCCTAATTAAAGCACCTAAAGAACGTAAAAAACCTCCAAGACCCCCAATATGAACCCCATCAGGGTTTACCATATTAAGCATCGCAAAATTTCTAAAAAATAGGTTCAACCCATCTATTAATAGAACTTTATCGTGTCTTTTTAATTGAGTTTCTTCCCCGTCTTCCTGGACTGAATCCAGTAGATTAAATAGTTCTTTATGCTTCATTATTATTATTCTGGTTCTTTCTCAAATTGAGAAATATCTTGTATTTCTTCCCCTTCTTCAACTACATCAAAATCTAATCCACCTAGAATTTTACTCCATTCTTTAGCATGATCATTTTTATACTTTTTCAATTCATTAGGTTCATCTGTAATAAAACCATGAGGTGTCATAACAATTCTTCCTCTAGTAGTTACACCATTAATATGATTTTTATCAATTTGTAAATTACATCTTTTTGCAAATTCTACTTGTTTACCATCTTTAATTGCTTTAATTTTAGATGTTCCAGCAGACATAATATTACCAAATGTAACAACAAATGTTGAGTCAAACCACATAGCATAACCTCCCTTATTCATCAACTTAGGTTGACCCATAGGAGAAGCTGGTTTTAATGTCCAAACTTTATTAACACAAACTAAAGTATTAGTATAAGGTGAGGATTCTTTTCTTGATAATGTAATTTTTTGATTTACATTATTACCAAATTGAGTTGACATTGCACCTGCATTCCATTCATTGTTATTTTTATTAGATTTAAGTGACATTTCACAAGGTACAGAACCAATACTATCCCATAAGAATAATAGATCATAAGGTAAATTACCTTTTTTCTGTTCATCTAATAAATCTAAAATAAACCCAGCTACGTCTTCAATTGAATTAATAGTTTCTCTATCAATATAAAGGAAATTACCTTCATAACCTACAACTTCATTAGTTTCTGGATGGCGTTCTACTTCAATATCAAGACCCATTTGAATAGCATGTTCCCAATTCCATTTCATCTCAGTAATAATAAAAACAGGCAGTATACCATTATTTTGAGCGGATACTGCTGCTTCTATCATTGCTGTAGTTTTACCTGTATCTGAATGACCTCTAAGTAAAACAATGTGCCCCATAGGAATACCTGGGACTGATGTGACTTCACCAAAAGCTGGTGATAATGGAATCCATTCCTGGTCTTTAAATTTGATATTCTTATCTAAACCTTTTTTAGATTTAAACTTTCCTAAATCAAAATTAGCCTTGATCTCAGCAGATACCGCTGCTGATAATGATTTTTTATTTTTTCTACCCATTATTCAAATAGATTATCAAATTCATCCTTTTTACTTTGTTTCGATTTAGAAGTATCTAAACTAAATTTAGATTTATTTCCGTTTTCTTCCCAAGGTAAATCTTTAGGATCCTTATCAAAATCATTTGACGGTTCAGATATAATATCTCCTTCAGTTTCTTCTTCAGGAGCTAACCATTTTTCTAAAGCTGATTTCATTTCATCAAAAGTATAACGCTTAAATAATTCTTCAGGATTTGGTTGTTCCTTTAACCATGTTTCTACAGTAGCAGAATCTTCACTAAGTGGTGTGGTTTTAAGTCTAACTCTTACGGAAGATTTATTATAAGGTGTACCAGTTGATTCTGGGCCTACAGTTTCCACTGTTAAATCTCTACCGCTAGCTACATCAGTATAATCTCCAATTTCGTCATCAACAGCAAGTGCTAATAATTCTTCATATACTAATTTACCAAATTGCCATAATCTAACACCTTTATCCTCCTCTCCTCTAACTACTACAGGAACAAAAATACGGTTTTTAGCGTCTAACTTTTTTGCAAGAATGTAATTTTCTTTATTGTACTCTTCTCTAAGTTTTTGAGAAAATAAATGAATAGGGTCTTTTTCACCAAAATTTAAAGGTGAGATCATAACCTTATTTGTAATCCCATAATAGAATTTTAATTCTTTAAATGGGTTCTTTTTGTCAAAAGCCGAAGGTACAATTCTAATTTGTTGTTTTCCTACACTAGGTCTCCAAAAAATTTTAGTATAATCGGTCTTTTGACCTCCACCCTGAGGTTTTGATTGGAGGGTGTCCAATTTCTGTTTAAGTAATGATAAATCCATAATTATAACTTATTTTTTAATATAACATTAATATACGAAATAATAATCCAAAAACCAAATAATTTTTAAATAATTACTACTCCTTTTTTTTCTATTACTGATAGTGCGCAATCTTGGGCAAAATCAATACTAGACTTGATACCTTTATTTTTTAATATACCACAAACAAATGCGGCAAAAAAAGTATCACCAGCACCTGATAAATCAGATACTTCTGCCTGTCTTTTAGGTGGAATAATAGTACCATTAAAATCTACTCCTTTTTCACCTAAGGTAACTATTAAATTACCTTTATAATCTTTTAAATTTTTTCTATTTCTATTATATTCTACTTCATTAATCTTTAAAAATGTAACTCCGT